TATTGATGGAAAAGTTGTTGAAGATTTATCAGATGAAAATCTAAAAGCAATAATAGAAAAGCTTCAGAAAGCTAAGCATTCTATGATAGTAAGCATTCTTCTGTGGGTCAAAAAAAAACTGGCTACAGAACTCGAAATGTATTTTCCTAATAATTTTAATGATGTAAAAGACAAAGAGGTTTATGATAAGATTAAACAACGCACAATCCTTCAATTAGAAAGCATAGCAAAAGGAATAAACAATGCTGATAAAATTGAAGAGATTGATGCTTACATGTTTAACTTACATAAACCTAAGTCTTTTAATGGTAAAACTTCAATCGAAATAAAGTATGACAAACAATTTGAAACTGCTTGTATGATTATTAGTCAAAAGTCTAATATGAATGCTAAGAAAATGACAGTTTTAGAGTTTTACAGTACACTTAATAATTTATCTAAGCAAGCTGAAGCAGAAGCTAAAGCTTATAAAAAAGTAAAAAGGAGATAAACTATGGCAGCAGATGACGATAAGATAAAATTTAGTGACCTAATTGCACAAGATGACACTATAAATTACATGATTCTACAGCTTGATGATTTAAATAAAAGCTTTGGAACTGTAGTTAATGCTATACGTGCTGGCGCTATTAAAATAACCAATGCTCTTAAGAATATAAGTGGAGCAACATCAGAAGGAAAACAAGCTATCAACGATGCAGCAATAGCTGCATCTAGACTTGAAAGAGCCCAAAAAGAATTAGCTTTTGCTATGACTGATACAGGAAAGCAAGTTGCTTGGTTAAAAGAGCAAACAAAAGATTATAATGCTTCTTCTGTAAACCAGAAAAAGATTATAACATCACTAGAAGGCTCTTATAACAAGCTTAAAGCAGAGCTTAAAGATAATGTAGATTTGTGGAAGTCTTTAAGTGAGGCAGAAAGAAATAATGCTGCTATTGGTGGAGAAACACTTAGTAAGATTCTTGATATAAAGCAAAGACTTGGAGACTTAAATGAGCAAATGAAGCTTCAAGTTACTCAAATGTCTGAACTTGAAAAAGCACAACAAAGATTAACTTACTTAAGAAGTGAGGACGGTAAAAAGCTTATTGAAGTTAAAAAGCAAATAGCTGACTTATTAAGAGGAGAAAGAGAAGAAAAGCAAACTATTGACCAGCTTACACAAGCTAAACAGAAACTTGAGCAGGCCCGTTCTGAAGAAAATCAAGAACTACAAAAGGTTAATGCAGAAATAAGACAAGCAAATCAATTAGCTAAACTCCAAGCTCAACTTAATAACTCAGCAGTTGGTTCTTATAATCAGTTAGCTGCACAATATGAAATTAACAAAATTAAGCTTAATGCTATGGGCCAGCAGCAAAGAGCCACTACAGCTGAAGGTAAAAAGCTTGAAGAAGAAACATTAGCTATTTATCGACAGATGATTCATTTACAGGAAGCTACTGGCAACTATAGACTTTCTGTTGGCCATTATGAAAAAGCTTGGAATGGCCTTGGAAATGCAATGAACCAAATTATTCGTGAAGCCCCTTCTATGGCAGTTTCATTGAATACATTCTTTCTAGCTATCTCAAATAACTTGCCAATTTTATGGGATGAAATTGATAGAGTACGCGAAAAGAATAAATTATTAAGAGCAGAAGGTAAAGCTACAGTTTCTGTAGGTAAAACAATTCTTAAGTCAATTTTTAGTTGGCAAACAGCATTAATTATACTAATTTCTATATTATCATCTTGTGGTAAGCAGATTATTGATTGGACAACTAAATTGTTTAAAGGAGCAAATGCTGTTGAATCATTAACTGACGCTAATGCTAATTTAGCCAAAGAGCTTAAAAATACAAATGATAGCTATGGAGACCATGTTGCAAAGCTTAAAACACTAAGTGATAAATGGCGAGAGCTTGGTGGAAATCTTAAAAAACAAAAGCAGTTTATAAAAGATAATGAAACTGAATTTAAGAACTTAGGAATTGCAGTTAATAATGTAAATGATGCTGAAAATGTATTAGTAACAAATTCTACAGCTGTTATTACTGCTTTACAATTAAGAGCTAAAGCAGCTGCTGGAATGAAATTAGCGGCTGAAAAATATGAAGAATCACTTCAAAAGCAAATTGAATATGAAAATGAGCTGAAGAAAGGAAAAAACCTTAGTACACTTGAGAAAACATTATCATATAGCGCTGGTGCTACTAGTGCTGGTGGAGCAGGTTCTTATTATGCTACTAGTGGACAACAGCTACAAGAAGCTAAGTTGAATAAAAAAATCAGACTTAGAGCTATGAAAGAAGAGGCTAAAGCTCTTGAGAAAGAAGGTGACCAGTATATCGGAATAGCTCAAAGCAGCCTTAAAAGTATGCGTGAAGCATTAGCAGCAGCAGGCATAGATGAATACCATAAAAAAGATAAAAATAAACATCATACTCGCACTCCAAGAGAACGTGACCTTACAGATACTATCTGGAAAAATGACCTTACAATTCAGAAGAAATATGAGGCTAGCATTACAGCTTTACAAAGAGACGAATTTAAAAAACGTAAACAAGAGGCTATAGATTCTGCTGAAGCTACAATCAGAGAGATGCAGGAGAAGTTCCGTAAAAACGAAGTTTTCTTAGCAGGCAAAAAGGGAAATAAGCCACTTACTGATGAACAAAGACAACAAGTCCAGAAACAGCAAGAGGAAATTGCAGCTACTATCAAAAATATACAAAGAAAGCTTAATCTTGATTTGCAAGATATTGAAGATGAACGCCAAATAGATAGCATGACTAAACTCCGTCAAACTATGAAGTTTAGATATGATACTATTTCAGCTGAAATTGAGAAGGAGAAAAAGCTTAGATTACAACAGCTTGATGACCGTGAAGCAGCTTATACTACAAAAGCTGCTACTATATCAGAAAATGGTCAAACAGAAGCTGAAGTTACAGGTCAAGCTACTCCTGAACAATTGGCTGCTTGGCATCAAGAAAGAGTACAGCTTGAAGCTAAATATGACCAGATTATTCTTGATTTGCGTGCTAAGGAAATACAAGAACAGCTATATCTTGTAAAAAAAGGCACAAAAGAAGAAAGACAGTTACTTCTTGAGCAGGTTGAGAATGCTAGAAAATTAGCTTTAGCTCAGAATAGAGCTAAGCCTGTTGAACAGCAAGAATCTGAATCAAGTATCAATGCTAAATTTAATAAGCAAAAATTATCAGTATCTGGTTCTAATAGGCTACAAAATTTCCAGCAACAGCAAGCCTTGGCAAAATCTGAATTTAATTTAGCTAAGCACACAGCTGATGAAATTAAAGATTATGAGTTGGCTCAGGAAATTGCTCTGTGGAAAGAAAAGATAAGATTAGCTAAATCAGGAGCTCTTGATTGGTCACAGGCTCAGATTGATGAAGCTAATAATGTAGTTAAAAAACTTGAAGAAGACAAGAAAAAACTCCGTAAAGGGTTAAGTTTAGTAGGCCGTATAGGTAAATATGGACCTACTGGATTTTTACTTTCTTACATGGGTTTCGATGATGATGGAATTAAAGCTTGGAATGATGCGTGCAATCAGATTGTTAGTAACCTCCAAGAAATAGCCCAGGCAGAAACTGATATTGCTCAAGCTGCTGTTGATGCAGCTGAAAAACGAGTAGAAGCAGCTCAGTCAGCTTATGATGCTGAAGTCGAAGGTCGTAACAATGGCTATGCCAACCAAGTTGCTACCAAGAAGAAAGAACTACAGCAAGAGAAGAAGAATATGCAAGAAAAGCAAAAACTTCTTGAACAAGCCCAAAAGCGTCAAGAAGCTATTAATACTGTAACACAGGCTTCTTCTCTTATTACTGCTTCTGCTAATATCTGGTCAGCTATGTCAAGTGTACCTATTATTGGTCCTGCTCTAGCATTAGCTGCTATTGCAACAATGTGGACTAGTTTTGCTGTTGCTAAAGTTAAAGCGAAACAAGCTACAGCTGCTGCAAATCAAGAATATGGAGAAGGTGGTCTTGAATTCTTAGAAGGTGGTTCGCATGCTTCTGGTAATGACATAGATTTGCATCAGAAAAATTCTGAAGGTAAAAACATGCGAGCAGAAGGCGGTGAAGCTATGGCTATTATAAATAGGCGTAATACTCGTAAATATAGGCGAGTTTTGCCTGACATAATTAACAGCTTAAACAAAGGTACATTTGAAGAAAAGTTCACTAATGCTTTTGCAAATGGTGAGGCAGTTCAAAGTAAGTTTATACAAACTGAGTCTAGAACTGATTTAACTAAACTTGAGAATGGTGTTGAAGCTATTAAAAAGCAAAATTCAGAAAGAATATATGCTTTAAGTGATGGTAGAACGCTCATTATAAAAGGCAACGTGAAAACTTATATGAATAATTAAACATTAGCTCCAGAGTAGCCTATTTTACTCTGGAGATTAACTTTTAAACTTAATATAATATGAATAATAATATATTTTATTTGTTCAAAGGAGAACAGCAAACAGCTACAGGTGGTCAGTTTAATACGGACACAGGTGAGTTTGAAAGTGCTACCAGTGTAGGTCAATACTGTATTACAACTTGGTTAACCGGCTTAAGACCAGCTGGTAGAAACAATATTTCGGTTTTTAGTCTATTTGCACCTGATATGTTGAGTATAAAAAGTGTAAGGATGTTTATGTATGATAAAGATACAAAATACTTAGGCTTTAGAAATATACAGATTGGTACACCAAGCAGTTTCATTTATAACAATGAAACCTTGATGAATAAAACTGAATATATTAGATGTGATTTTACTTTAGATATTTCTGAAATAGAATTATCTCGGTTGACACAAATAGAAATTAATGATATGCTTACCCACGTTTGGATTTATTCAGGCTTTAAACTGCAAGAACCTCACTATAGAAAACTCGAAAGTAAGTATAAAAAAGAAACAGGCCAAGTATTTTTTAGAAATTCATTGGAAGGTTCTATTAAAGTATTTGGTGCTGATTACGACTTCATAAAATTACAGAGCCTAGAAACTAAATATGTATTAATTATAACAGATAATGTTGGAGGTGTATTAGCTTTAAACTCATTCGCTAAGACAGATTGTAAATTAGATGATACGAGGCATTCAATAGAATTGAAATTATCACCTATAGATAGATATTCAAAAATAATGAATAGTTATGATAATACTTATGATTTGATTAAGCTTTCACCAGCTATAACTCCACTCACTTTAACAAAGCGATTATTATATCAATTCTATATCCAAGGTGCTAATTCTGTGTCATGCTATGCCAATGGAACATACTGGGAACAAGATGTAAATGAAGCTATAGATAATGCCGATGCTCTTGAAAAGAAATACTACTTTTCTAAAAATTTGAGTGTGCAGGAATTCCTGATTACAGATGAAATGTGCCCAGACTATTCTGGAACTTATTCACATGTACCTGGAACTCCGCCTACTACATGGGTCAACCAAACTTATGGTGATGGACACATAAAAATGGTCGGAATATCTGATTTATCATATGTAGCAAGTGGCCAGAGTGGAACAGCTATTAGATGGTTTAGCACAGGAGAATTAGTTGACCCCAGTTTAAAAGATGAATGGAAATTCGTGTTAAAAATATATGATGATAGAGCATTTGGAAATTTTGGAGTAGCGTTTTCACAGTGTATATTCGTTATGCCAGATTGGAATGTAAATTCTGATGATGCACACATTGGTAATGCAGGAGAATATAAATTTAGTATACGACGTAGAAGCCCTACAGAAGTTACTGTATTTAGTCTTGATGTTATAAATTATACAGTGTGGGCTCGCGTGTTAGCAGATGTTGACACAGCAGTAGAGCCATCATCTGGACAAACAAAAACGTTATATGATTTGCCAAAAGATGATTTTGTATCTGAGAGGGTGAATTATAGAAAATGCATAGGCTTAATAGGACTACGTGTACAGCAGTCAGGTTATACAGTAAAACATCCTACAAAATATGGAAGAAACGATTATGGAGACTATTTCACTAACAATTTTGTAAATGCTGTAACGAAAACTGAACACATGCCTGTGCCTATAAGTAGAAGTACTTGGGCTAATACCTCAATATGGGCAATCATTCCTGATACGTGGTCGTCATTCGAAAGTCAGTTTAGAACACCATTTACTCTAAAAGATGCATTCGCTTTATCTGATGTCATAAAAGCGTTACTGCATAAGATAAATCCACTAATAAAATTTGAGGCAACAGCTGAGTATAGCAAATTCTTTTATGAAGGCGATACTTCAACTCCTGTTATACCATTCGATGGAGCTAGAGTTGGCTATGTTCCGTTTATTGCTCCGAAATCAAATGTATTAAAAGGCGATTACGACCAAGCTGCACAAAAGGCTGAAATATCATTTGAACAACTCATGAATATGCTTAGAGATTGTTTCAGATGTTATTGGTATATAGATGATAGCAATAGACTAAGAATTGAGCATATATCGTATTTTATGAAAGGTTTATCTTATACACAACCAAACATTCAGCTTGATTTAACTAAGAAACTTGATAAATTTAACAAGAAATTAGTTTTATATGCTCAAAAGGCTACTAGCTATAATAAAGATGACTTAAATTCCAGATATGAGTTTAGCTGGATGGATGATTCCACTGATACGTTTGATGATATGGAGATTGATGTAAAATCACTATACGTGCAATCTGATAAAACTGAGGAAATTAACTCAGATATATTTTCTTCTGATATTGACTTAATGTTATACGCTCCAGATAAATTTTCAGAAGATGGTTTCGTACTGATGATGGCAAACAAAGATACTGGAAAAGTTCCTATTGCATCTGTTTCTGAATTAAGAGATGACGAATATGTCTATACATATAGAGTTACGCCGCAGAACTATTTATGCTCATGGCTGTATCTCGCCAGATATTATATGTTAGATATGCCGGCCTATAAAATTGAATATACAAGAGCACCAATAACTGATGCTTATAGAGTAACAGGTTTAAAGCAATTTAAGCAACAAGATATAGAATTCCAAACAAGCATGAAGATAGATTTGAATAAAGCTATTAAAACATCAGTTGGAATTGGAACTATAGATTCAATGTCAGTGAATATTGATACTGGATTGATAAATGCAACTTTGGTTTTTAGTCCTAAATAAAAATATGGTTAAAAATGCATAAAAAATATTATAAAATTTTCATATTTGAAAATTAATATGTATATTTGCGATATGCAATTTAAATGCAAACATAAATCATCTTAGTAATATGGCAAATCCAATATGTTTATCACCATTGAAGTTTTATGATGACTTCCATAAGCAGAATCGCTATCGCAGTTTTGCTTATGGCCATGTTGCTCCTCTTATCACAAATCCAAATGTCATTACTCCATTTTGTATAAATCTTGGAACTGAGTGGGTAGGACACGCGCATTTAGTAAGGTCTGTTAAACTATATGATGCTAATACAAATAAGCTCATTGGTGACTATTGTCAGAGATTTATAGATGCTGGTTTACACATAGAAGAAATTGATGGCAGTACTGTTATCTGGTTTTTAGGTGTATTTCCATTATCTGGTGTAATTGATTATGAAGGTCAATATTACTTGGCAATTGAAGATGTGCTATATGATAGAGTATATTCTGAGGTATTCTGTTACACCAATGACGTTAGTGATTGCATAAAGATTGAATATTGGAACCCAGAAGGAAATTTATACGTGGGAGGAAAATATCCAGTTTTTCCATATGATAAAGCATTTCATTATATATTACTGCTAAAGTCAGAACTTGGAAAGCCAGAATATTCATTCGAAGAAGAGGCTACAAAGAGATTAGGCTATTCATTTATTGAAAGCCAAGTTTCTAAGAAAACATATAAGTTTAACACTGTTATTCCTGAATATCTTTGTGATGCTATGAGGATAATTCGTCTCTGCAGTCAGAAAAAGATAACTTGTAAAGGTGAAACGTATGATGCTATAAACTTTAATATGGAAGTTGATTGGCAGGAACAAGGTGATTTAGCCTCAGTAACATGCGAATTTGATGTAGATAATATAATCACAAATCTTGGTGGCTTCAAACATGAAGCCGTAGGATGTGATTTCAATAACGATTATAACAATGATTATGATACAGAATAATATGTTGCAGCATATATAACTGATTGTTTAACTTTTTAAAACATGTAGATTATGGCTGATACAATCGAAAAGATTTATTGCACTGATGGTCGCGATAATGATTTAGCAGCGATTTTAGCCGCTACTAAGAACAATGACCCAGCAACCATGATGGCTGCTATGGGAGGTGGTATGAACAACTGGATGAACAATCCTTTTGTCTATTTGGTTTGGATGATGTTTGCTAACCGCATGTGGGGAGGTGAGCAGAATTGCAATCCTGCTATTCAGGCTCAGATTGATTCTCTCCGCAATCAGATGGCAGATAATCAGAACAGTAATTTGCTTATGGATGCAGTTAATGGTAATACAGCTGCTATTACTCAGCTCGCTGGTAACTTGAATTGTGACTTCAATGCACTCAATGGAGCAATTTGCGACGTTCGTGGAGGTGTAGACCGACTTAGTGGTCAGGTAGGCTTCTCTGCAGAACGTGTAATTAACTCAGTATCTCAGGGCAATTTGCAAATGATTCAGGCTCTTAAGGATTGCTGCTGCCAGACTCAGCAGAATATCACTAAGATGGGTTATGAAAACCAGCTTGGCCAGAAAGACATAGTAAATGCTTTGCAGCAGGGCTTTGCTTATACCAACACTGGCATAGAGCGTGCAGCTTCTAGTCTTGGTTTCCAGCTGAGCCAGGGTATCTGTGACCTGAAGACCAACGATAATGCTAATACTCAGCGTATCATTGATACAATGAATTGCCATTGGAATCAGGAACTACAGCTGAAGTACAATGATTCTCGTCGAGAATTAAGTCAGCGAGACCAGACACAGGCTATTGTAGCTGGTATTACCGCAGCAGTATCTCAGATTATTGCTGCAAATAAGACAACTACTACAGCTCCTTAATATTCAACTTTGGTAGCTAGGCATTTACGTGTCTAGCTACCAATCTTTGTCCCATCTAAAATAATAAAGTTATGCAGTTTAAGGATGTTAAACAAGGACAACCTATTTTTATTCTTGATAAATCAGAAATGAAAATCATTCAGGGAAAGGTTGTAAACAATATATATCACGTAGACAGTAACAATAATTTCGGCAGTGTATTTACTCAACAGAGCAATACGATGTGCAGAGATGTTACTATTGAAAGTAACGGCAAATCTAACATTTATGTTATTCCTGAATCGCTGGAAACTACAAAAGCAGGAAATATAGTTTTGTCTACTAATTCAGAAGCACTCATTAAAGAAGTTAATAACATCTGCGATGATGCTAAAGAGAAATTAGCCAACAGAGAATATTACCAAATGGTAGTAGATAAAACTCCTGAATTGCTTGTTACTTTGAATCCAGCTCTTAAAAAAGAACAAGAAACTGAGACTAGGCTTAAAGCTGTTGAGGGCTCTGTTCAAGAAGTAAAAGATTTAGTTAAAACGCTAGTTGAAAAACTATCATGAAAAAGATTAAATACATAATTATGCATTCATCAGATAATGAAGAGCATAAAATTGAGATTGAAGATAAATTTTCAAGAGCAGCTAACGCACTTATGAATGCACCAGGCTATCTTGAATATGTCAAAAAACATGGTTACCATTTTACTGACAAGCTTGCAGATTATGTCAGTAAGAAAATGGTTAACGCATCTGGAAACGTGCATTCCTGGACAGCAGACCAACTAAGAAGTGTACTTGGACCATTTACTCCTGTGCACAATGAAACAGGAGGAGATTTAGCATATACAGCTAATATGGCTTATGCAGATTTTTATCCAACTGTTTTAGACACAGCAGATAAGTGCGTAACTTATGCTAAATTAGTAGCCTCAGACCCTGATGGCTATGAGGGCATGGAGTTTATGAGATGGACCAGCGATGCTATAGGCAAATCATTAACATTAAATTGGGAGGACTTCATCTAATGGCAAGAACATTTGAATTTGAACAGATTAGGCTGATTATTATTTCTGCTTTTAGCTCTCTGTTGGCTATACTTACTCCAACAGAGGGCTTTGTCGTAGCCCTTATTATAGGCTTTGGTTTTAATATATTCTGTGGAATGCGAGCTGATGGTATATCTATATCAAGATGCAAGAATTTTTCATGGAATAAAGCTCAAAAGGCTATATTTGAGTTGACGTTATACTTCACAATTGTATATGTTATCTATAGTATCGTATATGCTTGTGGAGATAAAAAAGAGGCAGTTTTTGCTGCTAAAATATTAACATACATATTTGATTACGCTTATGTTTGTAATGGTTTTAAAAACCTTATTATAGCATACCCAAAAAATGTTATATTCAGAGTAATATATCATTTAATAAGATTTGAAATTACGAAAGCTTTGCCAGGTTACTGGAAGCCTATTATAGATAGATTAAACAGTGAGTTTGATAAGTAAAACAAAGACAATAAGTCATTTGGAAACATGGAACGAAACAGCTAAATTTATAAAATTGTGGACAAAATTCTCATGTTGTTACTCAATTTATGGAGCAAAGGCTATACACTTAATAGCCAAACTATATGGTATAGTATTAAATTGATGAGATTATGGCTTACAAAAATTCAAGCTATTTAAAATGATAAAATTATGGCACAAACGACAATATTTGAAAATTTAAAAACAGCGATTCAAAAAGCTGTTAAAGAAAACAATAATAAAGAAATATCTGGACAAATTTTGCAATCTACACTGCTTAGTATTATTAATAATACTAATTCATTGGCGCAGTTTGCCGGGATAGCAAATCCGAACACAAATCCAAAAGTGTATGATGGAGATTATTTTTACATAGCATATGAGGCTGGAAATTATGTAAATTTTAAAGCAGAATCTGGGTATATATCAGTTGATAATAATTCTCTCTATATTATTTACAAACAGTACGATAAAGATTATTGGACTGTTATATCTGTTGTAGATTTTATCAATTATAAATTATCTTCAGCGCAAGATTGTTTGATTAAAATCATTGAAACAGAAGGTACATTGCAACAAGAAATTAATTCAGATTCATCTTCACTTTACTATAGACTGAACGATTTAAGTGGAGAAATCTATGCTATTGTAAATTTTGCAAGTAGTGCTAGCAGCGTAAGATTATCTGCTTCAAGTGGAGAAAGTGGTAGTACGATAACAAAAGATATACTTTATGATTATCTTGCTGTAAAGAATGAGTCTATCGTATTTACGCTTGACGCAAATATTAGTAAATATATTAGGTTGTCAACTACAATAGATAATCAAGCTATATCTGGTGTAAATATTAAGCTATATTCTTTAAACAATCTTCTTACTGAAGATTCTGATTTAATAAAAAGTATTGTAGAAAGTATTAATTCTATAATGTCTAGCTTGCCATCAAAATTGGAAGAATTTACAAATTATACAAAAATATATAACAAAAGAATTGAAGCTGGTGAAATACGCGTTGCTTCTACTGGATATATAACTTCATATATTCGTATCGATAAATCGAAAAAGTATTTATTAACTACAACTGTTAATGAATATAACAGTGGTATAAGCTATTATACCACAAACGATGAATCAGGCTTTATTAGTTCTGACGTAGTAAATACACAATCGGGAATGAGTGTAACTGATTACCAGTTGAATATACCAAATAATGCTGAATATATGATTGCTTCATGCTCAGAAGTTACTGATAGTTTTAGCATAAAAGTATTAGCAGAACTAGCAAAATTATCAGACGTTTTCCTTACTGAAGATTCTGATTTAATAAAAAATATTGTAGAAAGTATTAATTCTATTCAACCAGAAAAGATTAGCGCGATAGAAAAAAAAGTAGCCTCTATACAAAAAGCTATAGAAGAAGGTGGTGGAGTTTATACATCTGAATGCGTACGAGAAAGAAAAAATGTTACGCTATATCTAGGACCAAACTTATTAACAAACTTGACTAATTCTACATACGGTTCAAGTTGGTCTATAGTAGGCACTAAGCTGATATATAACAATTCTAAAGGAACTGATAATTTCAGCTTTAATGTAAAAACTAAAAAAGGCTTTAGATATTTTGCCAAACTTAAAATTTCAACAGATGACAATGCTTATGAAAATTTATTCTTTTTAAGAATTGGAAATGCTGAATTGCTAGATGTATATACTGGCTCTAATAGTGTATCTGGAGGACTGCTGTCAGACGGCGGAATGTTTACGATAGTTCCAACTGGCTTAAAATCATTTATAATAGATGAAGTACAGCTTTATGCTTTAACAGATAATAGTGATTATGAAAATGTAGAAACAAAAGAAGTATTAAATATAAATTCTGGAAATGCTGATGCAACTTCTATAGATGCAAAGTGGAATGTAGCTATTGGGCCATCTAGCGAAACTATGTCTAATGTTGTAAATGGCTCAAGGTCTATAGCAATAGGAATTGAAGCATTAGCAAACTGGCAATATGGTTTACAAAACATAGCAATAGGAACGTGTGCATTGCATAGCCTGATATCAGGTGTAAGAAATATTGCAATAGGTTCAGATTGTTTTTGGCAAACTTATTATGCTAATGACACGATAGCAATTGGAAAACAGGCGCTTGAAGCAACCAATAAGAATTTAAAACTTAATTATAATGTATGCATAGGAAATTCTGCAGGACATTCTAATACAAGAGAAGGTATGTACAGTGTTGTTATAGGATATAATGCTTGTAAAAATGTTGGGACAAACAATGTGTGCATAGGAGCTAATTCTGAAGCAAGTGGAAATAATTCTATTGTAATAGGAGCTAATGCTAATTCTAGTAGTGATGATTCTATAGTAATAGGTACTAATCAAGGCATCGTAAGAATAGGAGGAAAGTTGATAAAGTTTAATAGCGATAAAAGTATTACTTGGGAATAAACTATTTTAAATATTATGAGACAGATAAATTACATTATCATTCACTGCTCAGCCACTAAGGCTGGGCAGGATTTCCGTGCCAAAGACATAGACAGATGGCATAGAGAACGAGGTTGGGATGGCATAGGCTATCACAAAGTTATCGATTTAGATGGTACAATAGAGCCTGGTCGCTCAGAAGCAAAACCTGGAGCTCACTGTAAAGGACATAATTCAGATTCTATTGGTATCTGTTACATTGGTGGACTTGACAAAAATGGAAAACCAGCTGATACTAGAACTGCAGCACAAAAGGAATCTTTGCTTGAAATCATAAAGCATTATAAGAAGTTATATCCAAATGCCAAAGTTGTAGGCCACCGCGATATGCCTAATGTGCATAAAGCCTGTCCGTGTTTTAACGCAAAGGAGGAGTATAAGAATATATAAAAAGTAGCTCCAGAGGTCTTAAATATAAAAAGACTATTAACTAATAAACATTTATATTTAATGACCTCTGGAGCTATTTATATAATTACAGAATAATATTATAATAATGTACGCGCGCGTATGAAGGCTAAAATTCCATATATAATAGCATTAATAATTTTGGTTGCTTGCTATATTTCTTTTAGTAACTTAAAGAATGAAAATAAAAGGCTAAAAGCAAACCAAGAAACATTGCTGGACTCAGCTAAAAGCTTTAAAGTTTCTGATAGCCTTAAAGCTATTACTGTAGGTAACTTAGAATTGTCATTGAAGCAATATAAAAAATATCGTGCAGATGACGCAATTCTTATTAAGCAACTGAAAGGCCAAAAGCCAGAAGTTATTATAAAGCCAAATATACAAACAGAATATAAAATAAGAACTGAGCTAAAAGATTCTATCATTTATAAAGATACACTTAAAACAATCCTATATAAATCAAAATGGAATTATATAAGTGGCTTTGTTGATAAAGATACTATAAATCTTAACATTATAAATTATGATGAGCTATTAATTACTGAAAGCTTGCAGAAAAAGAAATTTCTGTTTTTCAGATTGCCAATAAGTATATTCGGATATAAGCGAAAAGTATTAAATGTAATAAGTAAAAATCCAAATACTAGTATTACATCAGCAGAATATATAACAATTAAGTAGTTCTAGTAAATTGAAAATAGTATTGTTTCTCTTATAACTCATTATAAATCAATCAGTTATAAAGTAGAGTTAAAAATATGTAAAATCCTTTTATTTCAAATGATAAAAGTTTTTGCTGTAGAAATATTTGATATCGTTGATAATCAATGAGTTATAGAGCTTAAAATGTAAAAATATAGTCATTGTTTCTCTACAACTCATTATAAATCAATCATTTAAGCTGCATTTGTCAAATAAACAATATTTTATAAAAATAAAGTCATTGTTTCTCTATAACTCATTGATAATCAATGGAAAACTGCAGTAGAAACAAAGGAAACAATACTTTATAAATTCGGAAGCTATATTTTAAGTTCACACTTATTAAGGACTGTGAATAAGCATTAATTGAAAAGTAGCTTTTGGAGTGTCCAGGAATTTTTGTTTCCTTTGTTTCTCGGCTCAGTATTCAATTGATTATCAATGAGTTAGAGAGAAACAATGACTAAATCTTTACATGCAAGTTATTGTTTACACGATTCTCATTGATTTGTAGAAGAAAACTCATGCTAAAAATCTTTACATTCTATAAAATTGACAAGATAAATGCTTGATACTCAATGAGTTATAAGAGAAACAATAATAATTTCAAATTACTCTCACATTTATTAAAGTTTCCTTAATGTTTATTCACATAAAAAATTTTCTTATATAAATTAAAATCAGTACTTTTGCAGTGTAAATAATAAAAATAATACATTATTAATATATGGAACAGAGTTTTGACTTAGCCAAAGTGATAGAACACTTTAAGCTAGATAGAGAAGAGGTCGAGACCGTATTATTTCCACATGTACGGTATAGAAAGCAAGCACTAGATAGAGTGCTAAAAGGCGAAGGCCAACTTACAGTTGAGCAACTTCAGGCTTTAGCAAATCTCTCAGGCGTATTCATTCAAGATTTGTTTTCACTTGATACATGGAAAGGTGGCAAAGAAGATAATTGCTTAACATTCCTTAAAGGCGAATTCAAAGTGAAGTTAAACTATAATGGAGTTTTTCTTTCAATCTACAAAGGCACAGCCTTAGTACATCAAGAGATTAATTCCTCAAATAAAACATTGCAAGAGTTTTTAAGTTACATAACATTATTAACAAATAAATTATAAAATTATGTTGGAACCAATCAAAGTATCAGTAGATGTTAATGTACATCTCTCAGAAAAGACAGAGCAATTTATTTTAGGTCTGTTCAGTGGTAAATCAGTAAATAATACTAAGCCAGCTGCTTCTGCTGCAAAGCCAGAGTCTAAGCCAGCTGCTTCTGCTGCAAAGCCAGAGTCCAAGCCAGAAAATACAGCATCTGATAATATTTCTATTGAAGATGTGCGTGAAGCTCTTTCAAAGAAAGTTGCCACTCATCGTAGTGAGATTAAAGAGAAACTAACAGAGCTTGGAGCTCCTTCAGTTACTAAACTTGATAAGAGCAAGTATTCAGATATGTTGAACTTTCTTAACTCACTTGACTAATGGGAAAATCACAAAAGAAAAGATTGCTTGAAGCTCATAACAGAACAATGAAGAAGTGGCTGCTTATTCCTTTTATAAGAATTACTCGGCATAATGACAAGATTAACATGTTACACATAGAATCTCGTTAATTATGAGCAAGCATACAGCAACTATTAAGCCATCAAATAAAGGACCACAAATGCTGAATGAGCATAGCCAAAGAGCTCATGCACTTCTTTCAGCATCTGGCTCTAAGAGATGGATAAATTGTACTCCTTCAGCAAAACTAGAAGAAGCTGAAGGACCTAGAGAGACTTCAGTCTATGCTGCTGAAGGAACTCTTGCTCATGAACTTTCAGAGTTATATCTTCATCATGATGTGTTACAAGATATTAGTGATGATAAGTTCAATGAGGGATTTGAAGCTATTATGTCAAATGAATTGTTTTCAGATGAAATGCTTGATGTTGTACCAATCTACGTAGATTATTGTACAGACGAGTATAAAGCTGCAAAAACAAAATGCAAATTTGCTCTTATTGAAATTGAGCAAAAGCTTAATTTGACAGAATATGTACCAGAAGCATTTGGAACAGCAGATACTGTTATTATCAGTGATGACACAATGGAAGTCATTGATTTGAAGTATGGTAAAGGTGTTCCAGTATATGCTGAATACAATACTCAATTGATGCTTTATGGTTTAGGTGCATTAAGAAATTATTCTTTAATGTATGATATAAAAAAGGTAAAACTTACTATTGTACAGCCAAGAATTAATAATATTTCTTCATGGGAAATCTCTATAGATGAGCTAATCAAATTTGCAGAAGAGACCATTAAGCCAGCAGCAGAAAAAGCATTTAAAGGAGAGGGCGAACTTAAAGCAGGTTCTTGGTGTAAGTTCTGTGCAGTTAAAAATAAGTGTAGAGAGCTTTACAATGAAAACCTTAAAATTGCAAAGCACGAGTTTGCAAAGCCAGAGTTCTTAACAGATGAAGAAATCTCAGATGTTCTTAAGCGAGCTCCTTTATTTACTGAATGGATAAATTCCATAAAAGAGTATGCTGAAAAGAAAGCTATTGATGAACAAAAAGTGTGGCCAGGCTTTAAGCTTGTTGAAGGCATAAGCAGAAGAAAATGGACAAATGAGGATGATGTAGCTAATGCAATTTATGCTAATTTCCCAGAAGCCTCAGATGACCAAATCTTTGATATGAAACTCAAAGGTATTTCTGCTATTGAAAAACTCTTTGGCAAGAAGAAAGTCGATGAAGCATTGAAAGATGTTATTATTAAGCCACAAGGCAAACCAACTCTTGTATCTGAAGACGATAAGCGACCAGCTTTAGGATTTGAAGATGCAGTTAAAGATTTCAGTTAATATGGGCTTATTATATAGTGCTTTAGTTTCTTTCATAATAGCTTTTATTACAGGCTTTATAGTAAGTTATTATAAAAATAAATAACAATTTAATAAATTATAGATTATGGAAAGTAATTCAACAAAAGTAGTTACAGGTTTGGTACGTTTTTGCTACTGCCATGTATTTGAACCAACAGCAATGAATGAAGGTGAAACTCCTAAATACAACATCGCAATCCTTATTCCTAAGGACGACGAGAAGACTGTCAATGCTATTAAGAAGGCTATTGAGAATGCAAAGGCCGCAGGCAAGTCTAAGATTGTCGACAAGAATGGTAATATTCCTAAGAGCCTTAAAATACCACTTCGTGATGGCGATGAAGAGCGTGAAGATGACCCAGCATATGAAGGCATGTACTTCATCAATGCTTCAACTACTCGTAAGCCGTCTATTGTAGACAAGGATTTGAATCCAATTATGTCACAAGATGAGTTCTATTCAGGTTGTTATGGTCGTGCGTCTATTAACTTCTACGCATTTAATGTTAATTCAAAAGGCATTGCTGCTGGTTTGAATAACTTGCAGAAGCTTAAGGATGGTGAACCACTTGTTGGTGGCTCTACAGCTGAAGAGGACTTCGGTGGCGATAATGCATTTGAAGATGACGATTTAATGTAGGTTTTTGCCATAAACAAACATTCTTATCATCGAGGCACAAGGATAGTATCTGGCTTATGATACCGAAAGTACAGATAGCAGAGGTTCGACTCCTCTGCTGCCTCCTATTTTTTCTTTTCCATTATGTTTTAGTTTAAACTCAGTAGCCTACGTATTTGGTAGTACTTGCATATTTCTACATGTAAATGTTGGTTCGAATCCAACTAGGCTACCTATTTTTTAAAATATAAAAGTTATGGCAAAACATAAAGACTTGTTTATAGATATTGAAACATATTCAAGTGTTGATATTAAGTCATGTGGTTCTTATAAATATGTTGAATCACCTGATTTTGAAATATTGATAATTGGATATGCTTTTGACAATGAAGACGTACAAGTAATTGATTTGGCACAAGGAGAAGAAATGCCAGATGAATTTGCTGAAGCATTGTTTGATGAGGAAATCAAAAAGCATGCTCATAATGCAGTCTTTGAAAGAAATGCATTTAAAAGAGTAGGTTATGATATCCCAATTGAGCAGTGGTATTGTACATTAGTTAAATCTGCATATTGCGGATTACCATTAGGCTTGGACCAAGTTTCTAAAGTTCTTGATTTACAAGATAAGAAGCTTGATACAGGAAAGGCTCTTATTAAATATTTCTCTTGTCCTTGTAAGCCAACAAAGATTAATGGAATGCGTACAAGAAATTATCCCTGGGACGCTCCAGAAAAGTGGGAGATGTATAAAACTTATAATAAGTATGATGTACTATCTGAAAGAGAAATATATTATAGATTGAGTAAGTATTCAATTCCTCCATTCGAACGTTCACTGTATATCCTAGACCAGCACATAAATGATAGAGGCATTTTGGTTGATAAAGAATTAGCTGAGTCAGCTATTGCAGTAGATGAGCAATATACACAAATGCTTATGGACGAGAGCAAGTCTATCACAATGCTAGACAATCCTAATTCTGTTGCTCAGCTCAAGAAATGGTATATAGCTAATTATGCCGATTTAGTTGATGCAACATTATCAATGAAAGATATTGAGTATTTAAAAACTGCTAATGGCCAATTTTATGATAAGGCCAATCAATCAATGGCTGCTGATGCAATAAAGATGCTTCTTAAGCTTGATGCAGTTCAAGATATACCAGAACTTAGAACTGTTCTTGAAAATCGTCAAAAGCTTGGTCGTTCATCAGTTAAGAAATATTATACTATGATGAATTGTGCCATGAAAGATGGTAGAGTAAGAGGCACATTCCAATTTTATGGAGCTAATAGAACTGGCAGATGGGCTGGTCGTTTAGTACAATTACAGAATCTTAGCAAAAACCATGTAGAAAATATTGATTTACCACGCGAGCTAATTCGTAAAAGAGATTGGGATGCTGTTAATATGATATATGGTGATGTTTCAGATATTTTATCACAGCTTGTTAGAACTACATTTATCGCTCCAAAAGGTATGCTATATTCAGTAGCTGACTTTTCTGCTATTGAAGCCAGAGTAGTTTCATGGCTAGCAGACGAAGAATGGAGAATGGATGTATTTAGAGGTGATGGTAAAATCTATGAAGCAGCAGGAGCCAGAATGTTTAATGTTCCTATTGAAGCTATAACAAAGGGTTCTGATTTGAGAGCAAAAGCCAAAAATGCAGAGCTCGCACTTGGATATGGTGGTTCATTAGGTGCAATGAAACGAATGGGAGGTGATAAAATGGGAATGAGTGATGCTGAAATGATGCATATTGTAAAACTTTGGCGTACTTCAAATCCATCTATAGTAGAATTGTGGGCAGAGATTGAGGCTTGTGCTCATGAAGCTGTACGATATCATAGAAAAGTAGTAGGAACTCCTAGAAACTTGGTATTTGACTGCGATGATGACTACTTTACAGTACAGTTGCCATCTGGAAGAAAGCTGTTCTATTATCATCCAGTATTCAAAGAAAAGAAAGTTGGTAAGAGCACTAGAACTAGCAAAATACTTCATTATGAAGGCTTAAATCAGGAAACAAAGCAATGGGGACTGATTGATACTTATGGAGGAAAACTAACTGAGAATATTGTTCAGGCTATTTCACGTGACCTTATTGGTTATGCAATGGAGAATCTTGAAAGCAATGGCTTCGGAATAACCATGCATGTTCATGATGAAGCTATTGCTGAAGTGCCAGATAACGGTGATGCAGATAAGTGGTTAGATAAAATGATAAACATAATGAAGCAACCACCAGATTGGGCTTCAGATTTACCACTTAATGCAGCTGGTTTCACTAGTCCATATTATCAAAAAGATTAAATAAGAAATGGAACTAAAACATAATATAACATTCAACGTAGCTACTGCATTTAGTGGCAGTAGTAAAGTATGGAAGAATAAGAAATATACTTGGGATGAGTTTCTAGAAAGAATATCAGAGCCAACCATTACTAAAGAAACTTATGCTCAGTTCATGAAAGCAAGTAAGCAAGACCAAGGAAAGATAAAAGATGTTGGTGGATATATAGGAGCTACACTGCTGAATGGAAGCAGAAAAAAGTCTGCAGTGCAGAATAAGCAGCTTATCACACTTGATATTGACTTTTCTTATACAGACTTCTGGTGGGATTTCACAATTCTATATGATTGCGCAGCTTGCATTCACTCAACTCATAAATCAAGTCCAAAGAAACCTCGCCACAGATTGATTATTCCTCTTGATAGAGAAGTATCAGCCGATGAATATGAGCCAATAGCTAGAAAGATAGCAGGCGATTTAAATATAGATTTGTTTGACCAATCTACATTTCAGACTAATCGCTTGATGTATTGGCCATCTGTATCTTGTGACGTTGATTATTACTTTGAATATCAAGATGGACCTATCTTATCAGCTGATGCAATTCTTGACTCATACAATGATTGGCATGATATTAATGAATGGCCAATTTCATCAGAGTTTGATAAGAGCATATTGTCTACTGTGAAGAAGCAAGAAGACCCATGTACCAAGAAAGGTATAATTGGAGTATTTTGCAGAGCTTATACAATACAAGAAGCCATTGAAGCTTTTCTTCCTGATGCTTATGAGAAAGTTAGTGACGATAGATACACATACATTAAAGGCTCTACAGCAGGAGGTCTTTTAATATATGATGATAAGTTTGCGTATTCCCATCATGGAACAGACCCAATAGGTGGAAGACTGTGTAATGCTTTTGATTTAATTCGCATTCATAAGTTTGGTGATAAAGATACTGGAAATGAGCCAGATGATAAGCATAAGAAAAGCTTTAAGCTCATGGAAGAACTTATCACTAATGATAAGCGAACTAAGAAAGAACTTGCTAATGAGAAATTTGCTCAAGCTAAACTAGACTTTGAAAATCCAATTGAGTTTGATAAAGATGCTGATACTTCATGGACTGAAGAACTGAAGGCGACAACAAAAGGTGAGTATGAAAATTCTTCGCAGAATATAAATCTCATTCTGAAAAATGACCAAGTTCTCAAAAACGCATTTACACTTAACCTGTTTGATAATAGAAGGTACATATCAAAAGATATGCCATGGCGTAAGCTAGAAGTTAAACCAGATTATATGAAAGATGTTGACTATTCTGGAATTAGAAATTATATTGAGTGTGTATATGGTATATCCTCGTCTCTTAAGGTTGATGACTCGCTTGCTATTGAAGTACAAAGAAAGAGTTTCCATCCTATCAGAGAATATATTAGCTCAATTACTTGGGATGGTGTTAAGCGTATTGATACTCTTCTTATTGACTATTTTGGTGCTGAGGATAATTCCTACACTCGTGCTGCTATTAGGAAAGCCTTGTGCGCAGCAGTTACTAGAGTTTTTAAACCAGGTACTAAATATGATATGGTACTTATTCTTGTTGGACCTCAGGGAACATATAAAAGCACATTTATAAGAAAATTAGGAATGGACTGGTTTTCAGATACGTTTACAACTGTACAAGGCAAAGAAGCTTATGAGCAATTACAAGGTGCTTGGATAATAGAAATGGCTGAGCTTTCTGCTTTTAAAAAATCTGAAGCAGAGAGCATAAAGCAATTCATATCAAAGTGTGATGATGCTTTTAGACCTGCTTATGGTAGAACAGTCGAAATCTATAAACGCCAGTGTATATTCTTTGGCACAACTAATGATACTGATTTCTTAAAAGACCCAACAGGAAATAGACGATTCAATCCAATTGATATACATCCTGAGAATGCTACTAAGTCTGTGCCAGATGATTTAACGCAAGACGAAATAGACCAAATTTGGGCTGAAGCATATCAGTTGTATAAAAAAGGAGAAAAGTTATACTTTGATGATAATGAAGTATCTATGTTAGCTAAGACAGAACAGGCTAAGCATTCATCTACAGATGAAAGACTTGGTGTTGTTATTGAGTATGTTAATAAGTTACTTCCAGATGACTGGGACAAAAAAGACTTATATGACAGACGCACTTGGCTTGATGACCCTCTGGCTAAGAATGGAACTATTCAAAGAGATACAGTTTGTATTGCAGAAATATGGTGTGAGTGCTTAGGAAAAGATAAAAAAGATATGACTCGTTACAATACTCGAGAAATTAATGACTTGATGAAATCACAGCCAGATTGGGAATTTGTAACATCAACAAAGCACTTTAGCATTTACGGTAAACAGAAATATTTTAAAAGAAAGGACAGCTTATTATGACAACACTTGAATTTATAACAAATACAATATTCTTCTTTGCAGGAGTATGCTTGGGAATAATAGTAATGTGTTTAAACAAAATAAATAATAAGTAATATGAAAATGAAGAAAAAGATATTTAGAATTTATGGAGCAAGAGCCATGAAAGGCTCTAAGCTCCGTGTTACTCTTGATAAACCATTTGTTACTGAAGACTTAGAAGCTGCAAGAAAACAGCTTTTTGAAAAATACTTCAATACAAATGAGTATACAATACCAGATATTGCATTAACTTTCTGTACTGAAACATACTATGAGCCAGAAAAAGATAGAAAGTGAAAAAGTAATAGAACGAAAACTGGTTGAGCTTTGCAAAGAGAAAAATGGAATGTGCATAAAGCTATTATCAAACCATATACTTGGGCTTCCTGATAGGTTATGTTTATTTCCAAAAGCTCAAGTAGTTTTCGTTGAATTAAAAACGACTGGACAAAAGCCAAAGAAAATTCAGCTATTTATTCACAAACAGCTTAGAGCTCTTGGCTTTAGAGTTGAAGTCATTGATACAATTCAAGGAGTTATAAATTTGATTAATGATTATGAGTAAATGCATTTTGTGTGGAAGTAATGATGCTTATGAATTCTTTGATGAAAGCGCTTGTATATGTAAAAAGCATTTTAAAATGTTTTTAGCAAATGGGCTTTTAAAAGAAGGCTCTGATGACTTATGGCATTTTATTAATGAATCTGATTTAAAATTATTCTAATATGCTGTATAGAAATAATTTACACGAGTACCAATCAGCTTGTATTCAACATATAGTAGACCATCCGTTCTGTGGAGTATTCTTAGAAATGGGACTTGGAAAAACAGCCACAACCCTCACAGCAATTAATGACCTAATGTATGATTACTTGGAGATAAACTCAGTTCTTGTAATTGCTCCTAAGAGAGTAGCTGAATCTGTGTGGCAAGAAGAAGCTGAAAATTGGGAGCATTTAAGGCATCTTACATTTTCAAAAATAATTGGAAATCAGCAACAACGAATTGAAGCTTTAAACAAGAAAGCTGATATTCATATTATCTCAAGAGATAATATTGCTTGGCTATGTGCATTATGTGGTGGCTCAAAGTTACCATTTGATATGATTGTAGTTGATGAGCTTAGCAGCTTTAAAAGCTATAAATCACAGAGATGGAAAGCTTTAAAGCTAACACAACCATGCTTTAAGCGCTTTGTTGGTTTAACAGGAACTCCAGCTCCTAATAGCCTTATCGACTTATGGCCACAGATATATCTGATGGACAGAGGAACTCGTTTAGGTAAAACAATAACTGCATATAGAAGCATGTACTTTAGGCCAGGTAAATCAAATGGCAATGTTGTCTACTCTTATGATTTGCTTCCAGAGTCTGATAGGTTAATTCATGAAAAGATATCGGATATATGCATAAGTATGAAAAGCCAAGATTATTTGAAGTTACCAGAAAGAACAGATAATTTCATAAATCTTAAAATGCCAAATGACTTATTACATAAATACATGAGTTTTGAGAAAGACAAAGTCGTAGAGTTGTTTGAACCAGAAGATGGAGAAGAAAAAGAGATTAATGCTGTTAATGCTGCAGCTCTTTGTAATAAACTTTTGCAATTTGCAAATGGAGCTATCTATGATGAAGACAGAAATGTTTATGAAGTACATGATATAAAGCTTGAAGCTTTAAAAGAAATTATAGATGATGCTAACGGCAAACCAGTATTAGTCGCTTGGTCTTTTCAGCATGATAGAGATAGAATTATGGAGTATCTAAAAGCTTATAAGCCAAGAGAGCTTAAAAAGCCACAAGATATAATTGATTGGAATAGTGGTAAAGTTCAAGTAATGTTAGCTCATCCTGCATCTGCAGGTCATGGACTTAATCTTCAAGCAGGTGGCAATATCATTGTGTGGTTTGGATTGACTTGGTCATTAGAGCTATTTCAACAGTTCAATGCTAGATTGTATCGTCAAGGTCAAAAGAACAATGTTATAATTCATTATTTAGTTATGAAAGGAACATATGATGATGAAGTAATTACAGCACTAAGAAGAAAAGACAAAAGGCAATCAGCATTAATGGATAGTATAAAAGCAAGAATAGAAAAATATTTAAAGTAGTATGAAAAAGTGGAAACGTCCAAAGAAAGGCGATTTAATTTGGTATTTTGGAAAGCTTATGTATTTCGAAAAGATTAAAGGAGATAAATATATTTTTTCAGTACCATCATCAAAAACTGGATATGAACAAAAAGTTTACAAATTTAAAGATTTAATGTTATATGGAAATTACTAAAGAAGTAGGAGGAACTCATTATGAGTTGCTTAATGTACAGCCAATTGAGCTTATAATGAAATGTGACTTAACATTTACACAAGGTAATATGCTTAAGTATATTTCTAGATATAAGAACAAAAATGGAGCTGAAGATATTAAGAAGTGTATTCACTATGCACAGTTAGCTACGAGATATGGCGATAAAAAAGGCATAAAACCATTAGCACAAGCATACATGTATTGTAAGGCTAACAACCTTACTACCAAACAAAAGAATATCATTATATCTATTTTTCAAGAGGACTATTACCATGTAGTAAAACAATGCCTAAAATTACTTAAGCAGGAATATCCAAATAAAGATTAATGATTATTCACAAATGCTTATAATTTATTAACAGAAAAAATTTTTTTATTTCAATTCTTTTTAGTACTTTTGCAGTATACAATTTTAAAATATATTAAGTATGAAGAATTATTTATTGATTACATTGGGCCATAACTCATCTGCAATTTTTGTAGATAACAGCTCATTTGAAGAGACTAAAAAGTCCTGTATTATTGGATATGAGGAAGAACGCCTTTCTCGTATTAAGGCAGATAGCCAGTTCCCTATTGATGCTATCAATGAGATTAAGTACAATGTCGGCATTAACAAAATGAAAGGTTGTGAAATTCTTATTTCTCATTGGTTTAATTTTACTGGGGCTGAAACTCCTAATAAATATATAACATTACAGGATATTAATATGCTTAAAGAAATCTCAACTAATATTAAGCTGGTTAATAAAGACTTCACTCATCATGATGCTCATGCATACAGTGCTTATGAGTTCAGAGATTATTTCAAAAAGCAAGAAGACAACATTCCTGTATATTGCATTGTCGCTGATGGCTTTGGCAATAATGAAGAGGTTCTCTCGATTTATCGTCGTGACACAGGTAAAAAGCCTGAACTTGTTAAGAGATTTTATGGCTATGAGAAATCATTAGGATTGTTCTACCAGTATGCTACATCATTTGTTGGCATGAAAGAAAATCAAGATGAGTATAAGTTCTTAGGCTATGAGGCTCATATTAGCGAGGCTTTTGATGATGCAGAAATCAGAATTCTTGCTGAAGAGTCTGACAAGATTGTTGAGGTATTTAAGAATATGTACTCAACTAATGACGCAAAAATGGTGTTTGCTGGTATTTGTGGTAGTGAAATTAATTACGATAAGTTAGCAAAAACAAAGGAAGAATGGCATAAACTTTTTGCTGATATTCTTACTAAATTAGGCTTTGATAATGGAGCATTTACTACTCCAGCAGCTAGAGTAGCAATTGCATTTGTTATACAAAGAACTGTAGAGAAAGTTATCAATTGTATTGTAGCATCATTTGGAATTAAGTATCTCTGCTTGGCCGGAGGCTTATTCTATAATGTTAAGCTTAACAACTCTATTTTAACAAGTCTTATCGATGTCGATGGCAATCTTTCTATTATGCCACTCGCAGGAGACCAAGGAGCAGCAATTGGTATGTATGCTGCAGAGGAATATACTCCTCAGTTCCCATTCAGAACCTTGGCAATAGGAACTCGTAGACTTTATAATATTGATAAGTTTGCTGACAACAAGAATATCTTTGTTGAGCAAATTCCACAAGTTGATGATAAAGAATCAATTAAACGCTTAGTTTCAGAGATTGCTGACCATATTGCTAATGGCAGAATTGTTAATATTGTTTATGGCAATATGGAATTTGGTCCGAGAGCTTTGTGTAACACATCATCTGTGTTCTTGCCAAATGCTGAACTAACAGCTGAGAATAATGCTAATAATAAGCGTAATGAAGTTATGCCGTGTGCGCCAGTATGTACTCCATTTGCAGCAGCTAATCTTTTCAGTAAAGATGAGCTCGAGAGAGTTATAGGTAGTTTGAACTTTATGATTTGTACACTTCATTATACAAAGCCACATTCAAATATGTATGATGGTGTAATGCATAATGAAACACTTAGCATGAAGTATACTGGACGTCCACAGATTGTACAAGTTGACTCATTTATACACATGCTTCTGAGTAGAGTACAGAATATCACAGATATGAAGTGCTTGGTAAATACTAGCTTCAATAACCATGGCAATCCTATCGTGTTTGACACTGCTGATATTATTTCTAATCATAAGATGCAGTGTGAACGTGCAATTGCTAATGGAACTAAGAAACCAATTTTGTACATAATTAAATATTAATGATATGATTAAATTAGGTGGTTTTCCGTTTACAATAGCTTTTTCTGGTGGATGTTTTTCTGGTAAAACATCCACTATGGAAGCTTTGAAGTCCATTCTTGAAAAAGATGGATATAAGGTAGTTATCGTAAGTGAAGCAATGAGAGAAACTGAAGTAGCAAAGTCTGGTATGTCTATAGATGCCATCAGGCAAGATGCTAACTTATATTTCAAGCTTCAAAAAGAAATTATTCGAAAAAAGATAAATCAAGAATTTGAGGCTTTCAATGGCGAGCCAAATACTATATATCTTTTTGATAGAGCTATTACTGACTCATTGTTTTATTATGAGTTTTATGTAGATAAGAGCAAACTTGATAATAAAAAAGATTATTTTGGATTTCATAAATTCTTAATAAACAAAGTAAGCTTAATGCTTAATCAAATAGATTTGCTAATAGAGTTTAAGCCATTGAAGAACTGCAATGTGAATGATGATAAGATGCGCCCAGCATATCTTGAAGAAGCATCTTATTCAGAATATACTTGCATAAATAGACTTAATTATACTTATCGACGAAAAGATAAAGCACACGGCTTTATTAGCATTAATCTAAATAATGCGTGCAACAATAATTGTATTGAGCAAATCATTGACAAAATAAAAGAAACATGCCAAGCACAGCAGAGATAATTTCTAATAAGCAATGGGCAACAATATTCAATAAGTTCTTTGGCTTCAAAGTAGAAGCCAAAGAACCTAAAGAGTATATGGAGAATATAGGAATATCATATTCTTTTGACCCAGTTAGTAGCCACGTAATGACTACTTGCAACAGCAAGCTTTTTGATATAAAGAAAGCTGCAGCAATGTATTTTTGGTATAAAAAAGCGAGTGCAAAAGACACATCAATCTTAGATTATTTTGATGAGTATAAGAGCTGTATTGATGCAGAGCATAAAGAATTTAATTCTAATTATGGCATTTATGCTTATAAGAGAAAAGGCTTAAAGTATTGTATTGACTCTTTGCTTAAAAACCAAAATACTCGTCAAGCTTGTTTTTGCATTAACAATAATGTAGCTATGGGAGAAAAGTCCATTGATAAGCTTTGCACTAACACGATACAATTCTTTATCAGAAACGGATTTCTAAAAATGATTGTTCAGATGCGCTCATCGAACTTTCTCACTCTTCTTCCATACGATGCTTTCATGTTCTCAGTATTTTATTGGGAAGTATATCATGAATTAAAAAAACAATATTCTGAATTAAGGCCTTATAACATACAAATGCAAGTATCATCATTTCATTGTTATAGAGCTGATTACAACAGAATTAAAAAAGACTTAGAGCCAGAGTCATTAGACTTTGGAAATACACTGTTAAGCTTCGAAGAGTTTAACAAAAAAGAAGTTGAAAAATTTTTAAAATCAAAATTATGAAAGTACTTAAAGTTAGAGACGTAAAAACTCCAGAAAGAGGAACAAACTTATCTGCAGGAATTGATTTCTTTGTTCCTAATGATTTGAGACCAATTAAGGTAATGCCTCACACAGATGCACTAATTCCTACTGGAATTATTGCAAAGTTCGCAAGTAATCTGATGCTTATGGCAGCGGAGAAGTCAGGAGTAACTTCATCTATTCAAGCTAAACAGAATTGTGGTATGAAGGTAAAGCCTAATAGCTTTACAGAGCCAACAGTTCTTGGAGCTAAAATCGTAGATGCAGATTACAAAGGCGAAATTCATATTCATATTATCAATCTTGGCACAAAGAGTATCACTATTGAGCCAGGAAAGAAATTAGCTCAGTTTATTCTTGTACCAGTTCATTATGATGATATTATTGAAGTATCATCAGAGCAAGAGCTTTTTGGCGAAATTAAAAAAGAACGTGGAGCTAATGGCTTTGGCTTAGGAACAGGTGAATAACTAATATTAAAAAAGTAAGTTCTATGGTATCAAATTCAGAAGTACTACGATTAGCTGAAACTCCAATGTTTTTGAAGTTTGTTGAATACTATCTTAATGATTGGCTTAAGCATTACGGGTGGGGTAGATGGCTTCATGAATATCAAGTAATGTATGAGCAAGGCTTATTTAAGCCAAAAATCTTTAAAGCTTTATACATAAAAGAATTGAAAGGAACTCTTCACATGGGCTTTATAAGAGAAGAACCAATTCATTATGTTGGAGTTTATGCCATTGATGCAACAAAAGCTTACTATGATAGCAAAGAAAGCTATTTATATAAGATTTGTGTAATTACTGGTGAAACAGCAATTGATGAAGATGGAGATGAATATGTAGAACTTACTTTCGATGAAGCTACACAAATCTGTAAATCATTAAATGATGAGGCAGAAGAAGAATTATTCAAACTAGTAAAAATGTAATTATGGCACTTTCTCAAACGTTCGATAATGCAACAGATGCATTTGAAGCTATGTTTTCATTGATTATGAAAACAGGCATTAAAACAAATATTGGCACAAAAGCTATTTATAATGCTTGCATTACAATCTTAAACCCGACAGATAGAGACATTAAAACTTCTTGGCGTAAGTGGAGTAAAACTTATGCAGAAAGAGAATGGGCTTGGTATGTATCAAAAGACCGTTCTGTAAGTGAAATCAAAAAACATGCTCCAATTTGGGATAAGATGCATGGTGGCGATAATATTGTAAACTCTAATTATGGTTGGCAATGGAACCGTAATGAACAGCTAGAAATTACGATTCAGCAATTATCAAATAACCCAAATACTCGCCAAGCCTGGATTTCTATTTTTGATGGAAAAGAAAAGTCAGAGTATGCTTACGACACTCCTTGCACAATTGCTATTGGCTTTGATATTAAGCCAGGAAGCAAAAACTTGGATATGACTGTTATTATGAGAAGCAATGATTTAATCTATGGCTTCTGTAATGACCAGTACTGCTTTAGTAAATTACAGGAATATGTAGCCAAAAGACTTCATAGACCAGTAGGAACATACACCCATATTGCACATGATTTGCATATTTATGAGAAGCATTTCAAACTAAATATTAAATGATATGAAGAAACTTAAGTTACCATATAAACTGATTATTTGGACCTTAATTGGACTAATATATTTGCCAGTATATATTTCTGCATGGCTATTAAGAATTGTAGCAAGAATTCTTTTAGCTATTGCTTATTTTGGCACTCTTAATGGCAGAATGGGAGTAGCAGTTTTAAAATCAATATTCTCTTTTGATTATGAAAGAACTTTCTAATGACGAGCTCAGTAGCTATTTGCAAGAAATAAATGCAGAAGAAGCTGCTGAGCTTCCACAGGATTTGACAGGCAATAAAGCTTGGGCTCCTTGGACAACTCTTAATAGTGAAGGAATTCCTGAGCGAGGCATTAAAACCAAAAATGAGATTGCAGAATACAGTAATAAAGGTAGAAAAACTTATAATGAACAAAGAGCAGAAAGAAAAAAGCAAGCTAGAGAAATAAGGCAAAATGCTCTAAGCGAAAGATTTATAGATTTGAATTCTACTCTTACAATAGAGCATAAGAAACTTATTATACAATTAGAAGCTGCAAGATATACTGAAGCTATGCTTAAATACGAACAGCTTATAAATAAGCAGTTTCAAAATTATATAATATATAACACTCCAAAAGTAATAAAAGCCTGTTGGGATTATTATCCAAAAGTAATAATTCCAATGGAACCATTTACATATCAAGCATCAGAAGATTTTGGTAAAGGACTTACTTTTAGAGTGAATGTTGAAGCACCAGGCTTTCACTCTGCTAGTGAAATCATTGAGAAAATGACTATCAAAAATCCGCAAAAGCTTATTGCTATAGATAAAATGATAGTTAAATTCAATAGATTGAAAGATGCGCAATCTAAATTTGAAATTCATGCTGCTAATAAGCTAATTAGCATGAGAACTATTTATGATTTACTTTCTGTAAATCCTTTTTGGTATGATAATTTAATTAAAAAACTAAAAGAAAATGCAGGAATTATTAAATAAAAGTATTGAGCTTAATGTGTTAATACAAGAGCTCAAAGATTGTGCCAAGGAAATGGACAATGAGTCACATGAGTTTAATAACACAACAGCACTTATTCAACAGTATACACTTGAAAAAGTAAGAATTGATGAAGCATTAAAAATATGGAACAAAGCATAAATACAGAAGCAGTTCTTAATTCTGATTGGCTTAAAGCTAGAAAAGAGCGAGCTAAAAAGCTTAAAAGAAGAAGAGAACTATATAAAGCTAATAGAGATAAAATTCTTGCTAGAAATAAGGCAAATAGAACAACTAGTAAAGATTCTCGTGATAGGTCTGAATATAGAAGAAAATATTATCTTGCGAATAGAGATAGACTTTTACTTTTAGCTAAAGAATATAGGCTAAAGCCTGGCTATAAAGAAAAGCATAAAGCATACATGAAAAAATATCACATGGAGCATGGATGGTAAATTAATTTTGGATGTTAGCAATCCTGTAACTGTAAGACTGTCTAATGATGCTTATTATTATTTCTTTGAAGGTGAAGACCCTTTAGATGAAAACTCATTAGATGAAATAGCAGAAATATCTGCTATGTTTGAATTTGGCTTTGAGCCAGATGAAAATAAACCACTTAAAATTGATACTTCAAATGGAACTGTAGAAGTTACTATAATTCCTTATATTGAAGACTTAAAACAAGAGCAAGATACTCTTGAGTTTGATGAATCAATGTGGGACGGAGTATACAATGATGGAGGAATATTTCCTTGGATGTTTTACTTTAAATTCATTGGTTTGAATAGAGTAAAAATAGCAGAGATTAATATTCACTTTAATAAAAGATTAAATGACTGTGAAGGTGAATGTGTTTGGATAAATAAAAAGCCATGGATAAAATATAAAACCAAAGAATCACATAAAGGCTATTCATATATGCCTATTTGTTCACCTCGAACTACTATTTTAGATAACCAAAATACACAAGAATTTTTAGTACAAGAATGATTAAAAAGAACGCTCAGATAGCGCAGAAAGCTACTTCTGGAGCGTTCTTTTTATATATTAATATAAATACTTATTATAAAAATTATAATAGCTCAGAGACGATATTTTATCTTGGAATATAATAACTATAAACCAAATTCTCCGCGTATGCGTGCATATGATAATGTAGTACACATTTATTAATGTTTCATTAATATATATTAACAGAAAAAATGCAGTTACTTTCAACAGAAAGCAGTACTTTTGCGGTGTAACATTTAAGATATTAATAAATGCTGGTTTACAGCTCCTAAGCCGAGGACAGAGGCAATAAAACATAATGGAAAATAAGTTAAAAACTTTTATCGAAGATGCCGATGGACATTTCGATGACCAAATAGAATTAAAAGAATATCTCATCATTGAGGCTGAATATGATGCAGAATACATAGATGGCCTTTCACCATTAGAATTGGTAGATACATATCTTCAATATAATGGAATTTGCAATTTCACTGAGGATATTCTGAACTTAGTTAAAGTAGCATATAATTTAGGAGATTAGAATATGGACACATCATCTGTTTACAAGGTTATTACTCTTAAAGAGCTTATAGCACAAGTTTATACAAAGAAAACTGGGTTTCCATCAAAAGCTTGTGTATCTTTAGCTAAATTTTTGTATTGCTATGCTATTCATTCAGATGCTAAGCCAGAAAAAGATGGACCTAAGTCTGCATTTAAAGATTTCTTAGAAGCACATGATTATTTTATGGCTTATGCAAATTATAAGTTCATTGCAGAACAAACACAAACTCCTAATATGGACAGTTGCTATACAATTACATTAACACGAGATGGCAAAAGAAAACCAGATTTCAAAATAATAAATATGTTTAAGTTATGGTAACAATTAAGAATCCAATTTCTGCTTGGCTTAATGAAGGTAAGCAGAAAGCCTTAGAAGCTGAGGCAAAAGCTAAAATCAGAATAACTGATTACACAAATTCCAAAGGAGTAACCTTTACAGCTCTTGTAGTTGATGGAATATTTGTTGAGAGAGTTAAATCAGATAATATATCTGAGATAGAAAGCCAATTACTTTCATTACGCTCTGAATATATTAATAAGCATTTAATATAAAAGTTTATGGCTACATCAAGATGGAATAGACCAGGAAAAGGTAATTGTACTAACTACAATTTCTGGTGTGATAAGTTACAAAAGAATTGCAGTGCTTGTGATGATTATTTAGAAGCAGAAGATAAATATCCATATCATGAGTAAGTTAATAGATGGGCTTTGGACTCCAAAGCAAATATCTAATGATATTTTTCAGTTAGTTGGAGAGCTTAATACTTTACTTGGTGGCAATTATTTTATTGCCACTTTGTTTCCAACAACTAAAGGAAATTATAAATATCAATTAGATTATACGACTTGGGCTTGGAAGCATGATAGAAGATATAAGGAATTATGCATTGAAGAAGCAATGAATTTCAAGCATAAAGAAATGAAGGCTTATCTTTTAGGATTGACTTCAGGTATAAGAATTAATAGAAAATAGGTCATTAACTAAATTTAATAATTATCAAACATTTTTTAACATAAAAAACACTCAAGTTTCAGAAAAAACAGTTATTTTTGCAGTGTTCATTTAAATTAATAACAATTAAAAATAAAAAGAATTATGGCACAGAAAAATTATGCGCAGATGCCAACTAAGAAGTTGAATGCTCTGCTTGAAAAAGTTACCGATGAGAATGAAAAAGCAGCTATTGAGGAGGTCCTCGCTAAACGTGGTCAGCTTGCATCTGGTGATAATGCTCCAGCAACAGTGAATCCAAATGCGGAGCTCTCTGCAGAAGAGCAGGCAGCTATTGATGCTGCTAATGGCACTGATGCTGATGCATCTGAAAAGCAAGCAGCTAATACGAAGAAGGCTAAGGTTAAGCCAACTGATGAAGAACGCGCAGCTCTCGCTGCTAAGCTTCGTGAAGAGGCTGTTGGCCATAAGTGCCAGGTTGTTCCTTTCAACTCTATTGAGTGGGTTAATGGTGTTATCGTGGCTATCGTTGAGGAAAAGCGCACTAACAAGTGCCTTTACGCTGTTAAGGCTGATGATGGTCGTCGTATCGTTAAGGCTTATGGCTCAGAGCTCATTAAGATTTCTGATGAGGTTGTAGAATTGACTCGCACTCCACGTGGTGGTGGCAAGTCTAAGGAGGAACTTCCTGAGTGGACTCATGAGGAGATTGAGAAGGCTGTACAGGAGGTTATTGGCAATGTCGGTAAGCAGATTAGTTATGTAGAGACAGGTGCTCTTGGTGCAGAGATTGAGAACGCTCAAACTATCCTTGGCCGTATCATTTCTCTGGTTCCAAACAAACGCAATCATACAATTCTTTATCGTATCGAGATTCAGCCTGCTGAGGATGCTCCTGAGGGAACACCTAAGAAGTACGCTCATAAGGTTACAACCAATGACAAGTTGGCTATTGCTGAGGAGCTCGATGATGAAGGTAAGAAGATTAATGAGGCATTTATTGCCCGTCGTAATGGAGAGCGTAAGACTCCAACAGCTAAAACTCCTGAAGAGGCTCTTGCTATTGCTGAGCAGCAGCTTAAGAAGGCTGAGGAGCACAAGGCTAAAGCTGAAGCTTCTATTGAGAAGTGGACAGCTAAGATTGAAGAAATTAAAGCTAAGATTGGTAAGGATAACTCAGAGGCTGAAGCAGCTCCAAGCGAGGAGAATGCTGGTTCTGAAACAGGCACAAATGATGGTCAGAGTGATGACCTGATGTAATAAAGTTCTTAGATATTGTTCCAAATAGGTTAGGGAAACTATTTAGAATTGATTACTCATAGTGATAAATTTTAGTTAAATGTTTATAAATGCTGATTGGCTGTGAAGCTAGTCAGCATTTTTTTATGCTTATACTTATGAAACGAGGTTTATTGTATCTATATCAGACTTTTATCTACATGCAATATAACTCCAGTAATTATAATTCTCTGGAGCTATTTCTAGCGCTCCAGAGGCATTATTATATAATAGACGATAAATTATACTATTAATGTAAAACAACTGCCTGGAGCTGATTTTTATAGTAAGAGACATTATGATAAATAGGGTTTTATAAATGTAAGCATAAAAAAAGGAGCTTATTAGGCTCCTTTTTATTAAAACACTATCAACTCTATTTTAAATTTAGAATTGGCTTCAGCGAGTTTGTTCATAGCTTCAATTGCACTAAGCTTTTGCTTGTACATCTTCTTAATTACGAGCTTATGAGAATGAGTCTGTAAAGCTGATAATCTAGGATTGTTGGAACAAAATACTCCAAAGCCACGTGGCTTTATAGCATTTGAACCAGCTGGAATAGTCTGAACTGAATAAGCCCCATTAACTGCAATCATGTAGCGTGATGTGTCAGGAAGTCTCATATAGATAACTTCCTGTTCTGCTTTTTTCTTTCTTGCCATAATTCTTAATCTCCTATATAATAAAGATAAATTTCATTGTTATAATCAAGTCCTTCCTGCTGAATAACAACTTTCATTGTATATGTATCAATAACACTAGTAGGAAGCTCTTCATTATACGAATACAAATAAAAGCCAGGTGTATAAGCCATTCCAATTTCAGGATACGCATTATCATCTTCAATAATCTGGCTATTATTCTCCACAACTTGCCATACATAATTGCCAGGTAAATTTGGAATAAACATCCATCTGATTTTTTCCATTTGCTCTGAGTTATCTTTAGACCAAGGCATTTCAAACTTACCTACTTGCTCTGTGTTTCCCATTTGACACAATGCTTCGATTATATCAATAGGATTGTTCTCTTTAAATTTCTTCATTTCCTTATAATTTTAGTTTCTGACAAAAGTGTCATTGAACCCTAGCAGAGAATCGAACTCTGCCTTAGTTCCAAATAGGGTTTATTCTACTGTTACATAAGTACCAATAGCTTCAAGCATTGCAGCTGGCTCAGTATATTCTAGGCCTCTTGCATTCAAATAGTCCTTCATAAGTCTAACCACTTTATCACCTTTTGCGAGGAGCATAAGTGATTTGCCAACTGAAATTGCCATAACAAATTCCAATTTCTTATGATGGCAATAATCTCTAAAATCCAAATACAATTCTTGATGTGTCATATTAAAAATATTTATTTATCTTGGCCAATATAATAGAGATACACTTTTTCGATTGTTTGCCCTTTAAATGTGTTAACAGGGTATTCAATCTTAATTGAATATTCACATCTATCTAAAACCTCATCATAAGTGCATACATAATACCCAGAAGGATATACTGTAATATCTCTGTCATGTGCACTAACTCGGGCTTTATCAATAAACTTCTGAAATCCAACAGCCTTTTTTAACATGAAGTCCAATTGCTTGCTGTTATCTTTAGACCAATTTTTATCATCAACTCTAATAACTCTTACATTATTAGGATAGTTCATAAAAGTAAAAGCCTTAATAACATCAAGTCTTGATACTGGTTCCATTAATTTTTCCATTTCCTTATAATTTTAGTTCTCTGCGATATTGCATTGAACCCTAGCAGAGAATCGAACTCTGCCTTAGTTCCAAATAGGGTTTACTCTTTGACTTCATCAAAGACTTTCTTCCATTCTTCTGGTGTCAGGCTAGTGACAACAAGAATTGTGATACTGATAATCAGAAACATTGCCATGATTAAACCTCCTCGTATTTATAAAACTCTGCGTATACTGAATAATATGTGGCATTACCTTGTTTGGTTTTACCCATATCTAACTCAACTCTATATGCTACTGAACTCGATGCATTAGTAACTTGCACGGTTTTGTGCTCATTATACTTGAACATAGTTTCAATAGCCTCTTTGAACACAGAAGAGCTAATAACTGCAGATGAATTTGGCATCTTATTAGAAGCCTCATAAGTATCAATAGCCTCTTCAAGCTTCTTTCGAACAATGTTTGCCTCTTTGGCAATAACGATGTTAGATACCATTAACTCATATACGAGTTCACAGCCATTTCTTTCCATAATCTCTGTTTTCATAATAGTACTCATATCCAATATAATTTTAGTTAATAATTGAACCCCAGCAGAGAATCGAACTCTGCCTTAGTTCCAAATAGGGTTAGTCGATGATAATCTGGTTTGTCTCTGGGTCCAAGTATAACTCAGCCACACGAGTACGTTCCTTAGGGTCACCATCCTCGTCACGCTCTTTAGTTACCTTGTCAATAAGATAGACCTTCTGCTTATCATCATCGCTGCCTTCTGCTCTAATTTGGGTAAGAGCATCAATGGCAACCTTCTCAGCACAGTAATGTACGTCAGAGTCTTTTATGAATTCTCCACCAAAAGGTACGTCAGTTCTGTACTGGCATACTCGTACCTCAAATGTACACTTGCGTACTGGGCGTGATGTGAACGCTTTAGCCTTCTTCGCGGCTTCACGAGCCTCTTTAGCTGCGGCCTTAGCCTCTTGAGCAGCCTTCTTGGCCTGCTCCATGAGACGCGCTGCCACTGCCTTGGCATTCTCAGCCTTTGTTTCCAACTCTGAGTTCTCTACCTTTGCCTGTGGCGCAACCTGTGGTGTAGCCTCGGCTGTAGTGTTCTCAACTGCGTTAACATTCTCTACCTGTGCCTTTACGGCCTTATTCTTCTTAGTCATAATTGTATAAATTTTAGTTATGGGGCATTATTGCCTTTGAACCCTACCCCAGAGTCGAACTGGGGCACTGCTCCAAGTAGGGTTAAATCAGTATTACAGCTGTTAAGCCAAACTGATACTCCATGTTGTTAGTCGCGAAGTAATAGTCACACCCACCATTATCAAACAATGGGCCATCAGTGTGCAATGTGTAATATCGCACTTCTGTAGCTGGTATGTACATAGAATCATCTTCGCAGTCAGTTACTTCTGTCAACTCTCGGTTGCCAAGATAGTCGCCGTCGCCTATAGTAGCCATTTTCTCGTTTAACACTTCTATAAGAGACTTGCCTTTTTCTTGCTTAATTGTAATCATATCAGTATAATTTTAGTTAATAATTGAACCCTACCCCAGAGTCGAACTGGGGCACTGCTCCAAGTAGGGTTTACATAATCATGTACACTTCTTTGAGACCTATCTCTACTTCTCTGTCAGGGTCATCAATGTCAAATTTATAGTCAGCTTCTTCACGTTTAATATGGCCTTCATCGATTCTTATGAGCACTTCCCAATACCTGTCTGTAAGGCTTATGTCAAACACATCCCAATCAGACCACCCATTGAAGTCAGCGAAATCGAACTCTCGGTCGGTATTGAACATAGCCTTTGTTACTTCACATGCTACACTCCATACGTCACTTCCCTTCTCTTGCTTTGCAATATAAATTCTCTTTTCCATAATTTTGTCATTTTAATTGTTAATAATAGTACGAAATGAGGACTCGGACCTCACCCAGGCAGGCATTTCCTGCCTGGGGCCAACTTTCGTTATGACTAAAATTATCCCATCTGTTCACTGCCTATGGGTGCATTGTTCAGTATGTCAAAAATCGCGTGGCCTCGGGTCTACTCGGCCTAACCCTTGCTGCTTATGGACTGCAGCTAACCAACAGGTGCCCAACCTGGTCGTATATGGACATTATATTATTTTTAATTAATATTTAAAGCCATTATTTTTTAATGACATTGCAAAAGTAATAATAAAGTTTTAAATAAAGCCTATTTATACATTTTTTAACAGTTATTTTAACGTTTTATTTTTATAACTAATTGATAATCAATGGCTTTTATTTTTTATTTTCACGTTTCGATCTCATCTATAGTGGAACGCGCGTCATACGCGTGCAGGTATAGATAATAAGCGTGCGACGCACACAGGCGACACGACGCGCACGTATTATAGTGGTATGCATGCCTATGTATATGGTAGAACAGGTGCACAGGTATATGGTAGAACAGGTGCACAGGTATATGGTAGAACAGGTGAGGTGCATGACGACACGCCTATATACGTCGCGTGTACACCACATAGGCGACGCGTGTAGGTCAGCCACAGGGCAGATGACGCGCGAGCCAAGGCAGGTGCATCACGCGACGCGACGACCTCAGGTGCACGTAGGCGTACGTATTGGGTGTACGTATTGGGTGCATGTAGGTGTGATGCGTGTATGCCTGCGTGCACGCGTATATAATAATTTGGGTGGGTATGAGGCAGAGGGGCAGTTTAAATATTAATTTTAAATCAGCCTGGATGCCATTTAAATCAGCCCCAGTCAGCCGAAATTATAAAAGCGATAAATTATATATTCGATTTAAAATAATAGCCCTGAGGCTATATTTCACGGTCGTTAATAAAATTATTAATAAAAGTGAACTAAGGCTATAAGGCTTTTTTCGAAACAGGAAAATTTTTTAATATAATAATCGTTAATAAAAATCAGGCCCCCTGTTAAAAAGCCATAAAGCCACCCCTGCAGAAGTACTTATACATTGTCGCGTTCTCGTCTTAAAAATTTTTCTAAAAACTCGCTCACAGACAATAAGCATCATAATGCTTCGTGGCTACAAATCTATTTTCATATAAGAATAGGCACACTGGCTATAACGCTTCATGGCCACAAATCTATATTACATAAATTCAGGCCCTTAGGTGACTTTCTTAGCAGCGAAAATTGCCAGAAAAATTTTTAGAAAGATAATTTTCAGGTAGAATTAAATTTCTCAAATGTAAAAAAATAGTCATTGTTTCTCCTAACTCATTGATTTTCAATGTTTTATAAAAATGGAAACAAAGGAAACAATCCCCCTTAAGGGACTATTAGCTTTTATATTTTTACCCTTTCCATACATAACTTATATATGTATGTATATAAAGGGTAATTTTTATTTTTTCTCCTCTCCCTTTAGATTCTTTGTTTCCTTTGTTTCCACGTTTATAAAGGATTGATTATCAATGAGTTAGAGAGAAACAATGACTTTATTTTTACTTTTCTTTGTTTCTCTTCGGCTTGATTATCAATGAGTTATAATTTATATAGAGTTGTAACGCATTGATAATCAATAAGTTATAAAATATAGCTTTTTCAATATTTATTACTTTTATAGTAAATTATATTTACATCAGTGCTCTAACCCATTGATAATCAATGTAAACAATAGCTTGTCAGAAAAAAGTCATTGTTTCCACAAACCGAAAAATCTGTTAACTTTTTGGCCTATTAGTGAAATTTCTTTAAATAAATATGGAAAAGTATGTGGTTTTAAAATATTTTTAGTACTTTTGCATAGAAGTTAATACAAATACATATCCAATCATGAATACAGAACAAAACTATAAAGAGAGCATAGCTTCTCTGCTTCCAGACCATTCTTCAGATAATGAAAACTTTGATTATTCTGAAACTCCACTCGACCGTGCACAACAGGCATACGAGTCCAAACAACAAAAGTATAATGCAGCTACTCTTGTTAAGATGAAACTTGCCGAAAGACAACGACTCAATAGCCTCAACAGCAAAACCCCAAAGACTGAAGAAGAAGTACAAAGAATTGAGGACGAAAAGAAATTAGCAGAGCAGAATTTAGCTGAACTAGATGTTATAGAGAGCTCACCTGAGGCTCAGAACTTTTTAGCTGGTGAAGGCCATTCTGATTTATCGCCTTATGCTGGAACTACAAAAAAAGATGTAGTCAAGTTGCTTGATTCTCTTGGAATAAATCTTAATATGTACCTCACACGCACAGATACATATAATTTATTATCATGCTTATTGACTTGTAACGAAAATCAGTTAGATGCTCTATACACAAATCCAAAAGTTCCATTGGCAATAAAGACAGTTATCAAGCGCATCAAGGAAGACTCAAGGCTTGGCAATATTGAAACTATTGAAAAGCTGTGGGATAGAATATTCGGAAAAGCTGATAAAGCTAAAATTGAACTTCCAGCACAGATGCAGAGTGCACAACTTCAAGGAGTTCAAGGCATCATTCCAAATACAGTCGTTTCACGTGAAGCATATATGATAATCAGAGACACGATTATAGGTAAGTAACAATTAAAAATAGTACAGATTATGGACATACAGCAAATAGTTGATAATATCGGTATAATTTATCAATTAGATAGAAATTATAATTTAGTAAGTACATTTTTAAGTTTAAAGCAAGCTGAGGTATATGGCTATTCTAAAAAAGAAATTGCAGCTGCTGTACTAAATCATGAATTAACAAAGGATGGCTATTATTACGTAAATGCCCCAGCGAATGATGCTGGAGAAATAAGTCCTGACTATGCAAAGCAGAATGTTCTACAGATTAACAAACTTGGCTTGATTGATACTATTTATGAAAATACCAAAGATGCAGTGAATGATTACGGAAATAAAGTATATAGCTGCATAAAACATATTAGAAACTCAGCTTACGGGTTCTATTGGACAAAACCACTTCCAAAAGACCAAGTAGCATTGTTTGATGAAACTAAAATTAATAGATTTGTTAAGCATGTCGAGAATGATGAAGCTATGCTATATGAGACAATTAAACAAGCATCAGAAGATACACTTCTTACTGAAAATGAAATCTATGATATGATATTTACTCCATCAGAATATGGAATGAGTGAATGGTCGTATGTGAGAACAACACTTGATTACAAAGATGCTTGCATAAATGGTGTAGCAAAAATAGAAAAAGAAAATTCGCATAATCAGCATTTTCCATTAGAGAATCCTGAATGCTTAGTTGGAAATTTTAAATATAAAAGAAATAGCTTTGCTATTAATTCACTATCAGATGATGTTTTGATGGTTACGAATGATGAAAGCTATAATATAATGGACACATTTGATAATGTACATCAGGCAGAAGTAGAAACAGGCATTAAGAATATATGGCCATGCGTAAAAAAGAAAAAAGGTAGTAAAACAGCAGGAGGCTTTAGATGGATGTACAGAAAAGATTATGATGAACTTAAAAAGCAATTAGAAAATGAATTATCGTAAATCATCAATAGAAAAAATGCAGTCAGACGTCCATGCTAAATTAGCAGGACGTCAGATTGATACAAAAGAGCTGTTAAAGCTTGATATGCTCTCATCTCTTGAGAAATATACCAAAGCGATGTTTAAAGCTCAATACAAGCGTTCATTTGCAGTCAGCCACCATCATAAGCTAATATTTAACGCATTACAAGATGTTGTTGATGGCAAGTGTAATCACTTGATTATTAATATGCCACCAAGATATGGTAAAACCGAGACTGTAGTTAAGATGTTTACATCGTGGTGCTTTGCATTAAACCCTACATGTAAGTTCCTTCACCTATCATATTCTGATACACTTGTAAAGGATAACTCAGCTACTATAAGGTCAGCCATGATGGAACCATTGTATAAAGTTCTTTTTCCAAACTCACAACTTGAACGAGAGAAAGGCTCATCAGAAAAATGGAAGACACTCTCAGGTGGCGAGTTCTATGCGGTGTCTACACAAGGACAGGTAACAGGTTTTGGTGCTGGACAAGTTGATGAAGTTGATGAAGCAGAGCTATCATACGACGACCTCACATTTGATAAAGAGTTGAACCAAGTTCTTGGCTTGATGGATGCACGCAAGAATATCTTTAATGGAGCAATTCTTATTGATGACCCATTGAAACCTGAAGATGCAGAGTCAGATATTATACGTGAGCGTATCAACATGCGATTTGAGTCAACTATCAGAAACCGTGTGAATTCACGAAACACTCCAATTATTATTATCATGCAGAGGCTTCATGAGAATGACCTATGTGGCTACTTGCTTGATAAAGAGCCAGATAAATGGACTGTACTCTCTATGCCAGCAATCCAAGTAGATGAAGATGGAACTGAACATGCCCTTTGGCCAATGAAGCATACACTTGAAGAGCTTCATCAGATGAGAGCAATTAACCCAATTATTTTTGATACTCAGTATATGCAGGACCCAAAGCCAAAAGAAGGCCTTATGTACCCTGAAGGCTTTAAGACTTATAAGCCAGAGCAACTACCACAAGGACCAGAAGCACAGCATAGATGGAACTACACAGATACTGCAGATACAGGCGCAGATTCACTCTGTTCTATTTGCTTTATTGATACACCAGAATTCATATATGTGACTGATGTTCTGTATACCAAAGACCCAATGGAAATTACAGAGCCAGAAACAGCCAGAATGCTTGACAGAAACAGAACTAATAGATGCTTGATTGAGTCCAATAATGGAGGTAGAGGCTTTGGTCGTAATGTTAAACGAATATTAAGAACTGTAATAAGGAATTTTAGATGTGTAGTTAATTTCTTTACACAGACTGAAAACAAGTTCTCGCGTATATTTAATTGGTCAGCAAATTTACAATCAGAAATGCTAATGCCAGAAGGCTGGGATAAAAAGTGGCCTGATTTCTATCAAGCTCTCACAAGCTATAGAAAAGACAACCGACGACGTTCTCTCCATGATGATGCTCCTGACTGCGCCACTGGCGTTTATGAAATGCACATTGGAAAAAGAAGCCATAAAGGAATTAAAAAATTAAATTAATGAATTATGAAGAAGAAAATACAAGGAATAACTGTTAAGTTTATAGATGATTGCCAAAATATTAAGTATGCAATTTATTGCATGAAGTTTAGTAGTAAAGTCTATATTGGACAAACAACTGGAACTATAGAAAATAGAATGTACGGCCATATCTATGAGGCTATTAACCATAAAGCTGATACAGTACTCAATAAAGCAATTAGAAAATATAAATGCTTTAGTGTAGAAGTATTAGATGAATGTAAAACAATAGAAGGACTCAATGCTTTAGAAGAGTACTTCATTAAAGAATTTAATAGTGTAGTGCCAAATGGATATAACATATTAAATGGTGGTTGTAATAGAAAAATGAATGAAGTTTCTAAGATTAAACTTTCAATTTCATTAAAGCAGAAATATAAAACTGATGAAGAATTTTATGCTAATAGAGTCAGTAAGCAAAGTGAAGTCTCTAAAAGAATGTGGCAATCTGATGATTACAGAAGTAAAATGTCAAATGCATCAAAACAAAATTGGCAAAAAGAAGAATACAGAAATAAAGTTATTCCTGTTCTATTAAATGCAAGACAAAAATGCTGTAAGCAAATTTATCAATATGATAAGAATTTAAAGCTTATAGGAATTCATAAAAATGGGCCTCAAGCAGCTAAGCAAAATAATTTGCTGTATAATCAATCTAAAAATATAGTATACACAGCAAAAAGAAATCATAAAAATAGCGAAAAATTTATAACATGCTATGGCTTTATATGGAGCTATGAACAACTTAATTAACTGTTTATCTCCAGAGCTAAAATAATAGCTCTGGAGGTCTTATTATATAAAATACGATTAGTTATACTCTTTTATAATAATGTACGCGTGTAAAGCACATTTAATAATTTAAAGATTTTTAACTAAAAAAATTATTCTATTTCAATATAATAATGTATATTTGCGAAAAGTTAGTTAACCTCGTTCTTGGCGACTAGTTACTCTCAAGTCCGTCCTGTAGCTAGTGAGGTTCGATTCCTCTACGAGGGCCAAAGCAAAACCTGCACTCACTGCTGGTATTGCATTATATGTTAAACTTTTAATTATTAATAGTTATGGGATTGAATTGCGGATGTCCAGCAGGTAAGCATCTCAATGACCTTGAGATTGCTGAGTGCAAAGAGAGTTTTGGCCAGATTCAGAAAGTAATCATCACCAGAATTTTCAGCTCTGCTGGTACTAAAAACAAATTGCCTAAAGCTACTGTAGAAACAAAGGCTACAATGACGCCACTGTTTGCAGCATCTGATGGCACTAAGTTGATTATATCACCATACATTCAGAACCCAACTACTGAACCTGGCGAAGCTCGTACATTTGGTGGTGGTAATCAGACTCTTGGTGGTATTGAGATTGTTATTGGCCGTGAGCCAACTAGTTTTACTGGTGTTATTTATCAGGAAGCTCAGTCTGTTATTAAGACACTCAAGTCTTATTCATGCGAAAAGATTGGTGTATTTCTGATTGATGAGAATGGCAACATTGGAGCTATTGATGAAGTTGGCAATGGAGAAAATTACTTGCCAATTCCAGTAGATAAGTTCTTCGTAGGTGATAAGAACCTCGGTGGTTATGAAGAGCCTGACTCTAATACAATAAGTTGGAGTTTTTATCCTAATTGGTCTGATAATCTGGTTTTGATTAAGGCAGATACACTTGATTACAACCCACTTACAGACCTTGTAAATGCTGCATCAAGTTAAAAAATTATCGTATGCGTGAAATTAGAAAACCTGTAAAGAAGGTACGGCTTGAGACTGATAAGATTTCACAAGAATTTGAAGTCTCACATGCAGAGAGAATTCTAGACATGGGCCCAGCTGTAAATGGTGGCTGGCGAGTACCTGAAGATAGTGATTACGAATATACTGAAGAATATGGTCTTAGACTTAAATCAAACAAAGAAAATTCTGCAAGAAAGGCATAAGCAGCATATTGTAAATAGAGCTGTCAATCTTCAGAAGCGTGTTAGATTCCACACGGAAACTAGCATATCTTTATTTGATTACAGTGTTCCAGCTTCATCATTTTTGGATTGGGTGTCGCATCTTCTTCCAAAAGATAAGTTTGAAACATTTAAGCATTTATTTCAGTATCCACTTCCATCATCAGCTGTTATTGAAGATGTTTATAGGGAATTAGAGCGAGTCTTTTATAGTAGAAATTCGTCAGCTTCATACCAGTTCACATCATCTGAATTGTTAGAAGATTGGCTGAACTATAAAAAGAATTTCCTACATGAACCTGACATCTGGAAGACAGAAGGCTGGAAGCAAATGCAAGTTTCACCAAACAGTATATTGGTTATAGACTTACCTGTACAACAGAATAGTTTTAGGCCTGAGCCATATTTTTATTGGCTGAATATAACTGATGTTATTGATTATGAACTTGCAGATAAAAGCACTACAAATTTTGAATGGCTGATATTTAAGCAGCCTGATAATAAAATTGCAGTTTTTGATGATAGCACGATAAGAGTTTACCAACTTAATGAAAAGAATGAAATCCAGTCATTAGTAACTGAAGCAATTCATAACTTGGGTTTTTGCCCTGCAAGATTTTACTGGTCTACTTCAGTAAATGAAAAGTATCCAGATATTAAGAAAAACCCAATTACTAAAGAGTTATCACGGCTCGACTGGTTTTTATTCTTCTCAATCTCAAAACAGCATCTTGATTTGTATGCTCCATATCCAATTTATTCAGCATACGAAGCAGATTGTAATTATGAGAATAACGAAACGGGAGAATACTGTGATGGTGGATATTTGAGAGACTCTGATGGCAATTACGAAATACTTGCTGATGGCTCTGTTAAAAAGTGTCCTTGTTGCAGTGAAAAGCGAATAGCTGGTCCTGGCTCATTCATTGAAGTTCCTGTGCCAAACTCGGCTGAAGGAGTTAATGATATGAGAAATCCAATTCAGATTACAACAATCGATAAAGATTCTCTTGATTACAATGTAGATGAGTGTAAGAGATTACATGATGAGATAGTAGTTTCAGTTGTAGGACAAGGCGGTACAGCATCAGTTAGTGATAAAGAAGCAATTAATGAAACTCAAGTTGCTGCAAACTTTGAAAGCAAAACTTCAGTTCTTAATGCTCTTAAAACTAATTTTGAGCAGGCACAAAAGTTCATTGAAGATACAATTTGTAAGCTACGATACGGAGACAGTTTCATATCATCATCGATTAGCTGGGGAACAGAATTCTATGTGTTCACAGTTCAAGAGCTGTACTCTAAGTATAAATCGGCTAAAGAAAGTGGAGCATCTGAAACAGAACTTGATGCAATACTTCAGCAGATACTTGAGGTTGAATATAGAAACAATCCTTTAGTTTTGCAGAGAATGCTGATATTAAAGCAGTTAGAACCTTATCCACATAAGACGCAACAAGAAGTACTTGATTTGTATAAAGAAAGTCTTCTTAATGTTAATTATGTAAAGCTTAAGATTAATTTCTCTGAATTAATCTCTAAGTTTGAACGAGAAAATATCGACATTGTTGAGTTTGGTTCTACATTGCCATTAAGACAAAAAATACAAATTATTAAAGATAAACTTTTAGAATATGTTGGACAACTCGATGAGCAAGGCGGACCTGCAAGAGTCTCTACAGGACTTGAAGGACCGACAGGAGGAACTTCTTCAGTACAAGACTGATAGTCCTGATTATCATCCTGAAGAGGTTAAATCTGAATTAGAAAGTGTTAACAAGCAGATTGCTTCTATTGAAGCAGAGCTTAAAAAGTTTGAAAATATGGAAACAAATAAACCTACCACAGTTGCTCCAGGTACTGAGAAGCTTGTGCAGATTGAAGCTGCATTTGGCAATCGATTCAGTGCTAGAACTGGTAAAGAAATCAATAAGCCACAGCCAATGGTATTTTCATTAGGTGAATGGCAGTTGTTTAAACAGTCATTTAAGAGACTCGGCTATCAGATTACTAAGGTAATCAATGACCCTTATGGAGATGCTGCATCTCTTGTAGAAGACACAAAGGACTAATCAAAAACTGTAAAGTATGATAACAATTGATATGTTAAATCAGAATGCTGCTTTAAGTGCACTCACAGATGCACAGAAAGCAGCGATTGCAGAGCTTTCAAAAAATGATGAAGCTACTGTAATAGGCACAAAAATTGGTGCTTTGCATGGCCAATATGATGCTGATATTCTCGGTATTTCTGGTATTGCTAAAAATGCAGGTGAAAAGAGTTATGATTATGCTAAGCGAGTTCTTAATGATTACAAGACAAAGCTTGATGGCACAAAAACTCTTTCTGCTCAGCTTGAAGCACAGAAAAAGAAAGTTACTGAGCTTGAAACTAAACTTGCAGCTGGTGGCTCTGACGAAGCACTTAAGCAGCAGCTTAAAGATGCAAAGCATCAAGTAGTTCAGCTTCAGACTCAGCTTACTGCAAAAGGTGAAGAGCTTGATAATGCTAAAAAAGAATATGAAGCTAAAGAGAAAAATATGCAAGTCAGCTTTGCATTCACAAATGCAACAGCAGGTATTAAGTTTAAAGCTGGCATCGCTGAATCTGTTCAGAAGATTTTGCTGTCAGCCGCAAAAGATGAAATTCTCGCAAAAGGTACTCCTGATTTCATTGATGATGGCCGTGGCAATAAGAAGTTTGTTCTTAGAGATGAGAATGGCAATACACTCAATAACCCTAAGAATAATCTCAATCCATACACACTTGATGAGCTTATTATGGAGACTAGCCTTAAGGATGTAATCGATACTGGTAAGCATCAGCCTGGTGGCGGCACAAAGCCTACAGGAGGTTCTGGTGGAACTGGTGGCTCACATGTATTAGATTTGTCTGGCATTAAGACTCAGATTGAAGCTGATAAAGCCATTGAGAATTATTTGCTTTCAACAGGCTTGACACGTGATAATGCTGAGTTTGGCAATAAGGTACTTGAAATCAGAAATGAGAATAATGTATCTGAACTCCCTATTCGCTAACGAACTGATTGCTGTACAAGGGTAATGCACCATATCAGTCATAATATATTGTTTAATTTAATATTAAAATTATGAGTTTAGTTTTAACAAGAATCCAAAACATTCGTTCGAACTCAAACTTGGATAAGTATGAGTATCGTCCAAGCCGTTATGGTGCTCTTGATGCTTTCATTCAGCAGTCTAATGACCCTACCGGCATCCTTACTCCTGAGCTTAAGGAGAAAGCGCGTACAAGTATTGGTAATATCCTTGAGACGCCAGTCATTGACTATGATAAAGAAGGTATTACTATTAGTAACACACGAACCCTTACTATCGCTGATAGCGAGAATACATCAAAAATGGTTCAGATTAATTTTGCTACCTATGCATTCGGCTTCACCATTGCACCAGCAATGTATATGAACAACGAGATTGGTATCCAGAAGGACTTTGAGACCAAGATGATGAAATACATCTATAAGCTTGCTCAGAAGCTTGACCAGGATGCTCTCGCTAAGTTGGCAGCAGCTAAGACACAGGTCATTAAGAATCCTCTTTTGTATAACAAGACTGGTAATACTATCAATGCTAAGTGGACAGAGCGTGAGAACGTATTTGGTGACCTCGATCCAATCATGGCTGCTAATGACTTTTTCGGTCAATTGCACATTGTAGGTGATGCAGGTGTTGAGTCTATCATGCGTAAGCTTGCTCAGCATGGTCTTTACAATGATACAAATAAGCAAAATGAGTTTGGTAACAAGGTAGTTCATCTTACAAACAATATGGCACTTGAATCTGGTAAGTATGCTCAGGGCTATGCTATCAATGCTGGTTCTTTAGGCTTTATGACACGCTTTGAGCGTGATTGCTTGCTTGGAACAGTTTCTGGTGATGGCCATGAGTGGGGCGTTGCAACTTTGCCACTGCTTAACATTCCTTGTGGTACATATTTCTATGATTCTGTAGGTGATTATTCCACTATTGCTGGTGATGCAACAGCTGATATGACACGTACACGTAAAGAGCACTATGGTTTTGCAGTTGATATTGCATTCCTTACTCCTTACAACAGTGATGCTAAGACTTTGGCTAGTCCAATTATCGGCTTTAATATTTCTAGTGAGAATGCACACTATGCTGTTCCTGTACAGCAGGTTGTTGCACCTCCTACAGCATAATCTGTGCTAGTAACATTTAGTTGTTATTAACTTTGGATGGGTCCGGCAGGAGGATGCGCACATTGATTTGATGCGTATTCCTCCTGTTTTTGTTTTAAAAATATATTAGTATGATTAGAATAAAAGACTTAAATGAACAGCTCTTACATTTAGTAGGATGGCAACAGAGTTATGATACATCTGAAGTTAAACTTTCAGACAACTTAACTCAGAGTGAAAGTGGTGTGTACTTTCAGCAAGTACATCCATTGTTAACATTGCCAAATTTAATGAGTATTGCTCCTGATTTTAAAAACACAAATTTTCCAAAGCATTACACTAATTCTTCTTATAAAGAAGGCATAGTTGTTACTTTAGAAGATAGATATTACAAATCTATAAAGGAAGTTCCAGTAAACACAGAAATAACAAATGATGAATTCTGGATTGAAACAAACCTTTTTTCTGAATGGCTAGAAGATAAAACGAAAGCGAGTATCATAAAGCTTATTAATAAGTTTATTAATATGAAACTAGCTGACAAAGCTTCTAAATCATTAATCGAAAATAAAACTTTGTTTGATGGAACTGGCCGTTTAACTAATCTTGCTACTAATAGAAATAGATTTGTCGGCTTCGAGGTAGATACAGTTAGAAGCAAAGGCGTAACAGTAAAAATCAATAAAATTGGTTTACAGTTTACAAAGCCTGGAAAGTATAAAGTATATATTTTACATTCAAGCTGTGATACACCAATTTATTCATTTGAATTTGAAAAGCTGAAATCAAATTCTATTGAATGGTTTAAGCCAAAAGAAGATATTTTACTACCATATGAAAGCCAAGAAATTGATGCTGGTGGTAGTTGGTATATCGGATATTTACAATCTGATTTACCTGAAAATAGTCAAGCTATTAATAGAGATAGAGACTGGTCTACTCAGCCTTGTAAAGGATGTTCAAGGCAAGAATTTTTAGCTTGGCAAGCATGGTCTAAATATATTGAAATTCATCCATTTTATGTTGATGAAAATCAACTTTTAGGAGAAGATGAACAGATGTATTTTGACCCTGAAATAATGAACTTTACATATGATGCAAACTATGGAATTAACTTAGATGTGTCTGTGTATTGTGACTTAACTGATTTTATTATTAAGCAAAAGCAGTTATTTCAAGATGTAATAGCAAAGCAAGTCGCAGTTGATTTCTTGCGAGAATTTGCATACAACCCAAATGTTAGAACTAACCGCCGTTCTATCAATGCTTCAAGAACTGATATTCTATATGAGTTAGATGGAGATTCTTCTAGTATGAAGCATTCTGGCTTAAACTATGAACTTGATTTAGCTCTCAAAGCTTTGAACTTTTCAACACAAGGACTAGATAGAGTATGTTTACCTTGTGTAAATCATGGTTTAAAATATAGAACTGTTTAACTATGGCTATACGATATTTCAATACTTCTATACGAAATCTAGCTTGGCGGCTTAGAAAATTTGACGAAATTCTAGGTAAAGAGTTAGTTAATGAGATTATGTCACATGAAAAAGAAATCATTGAGGCTGTTGTGCAAAACCAGCTTTATGAACGTGGTATAAATGGTAAAGGAGTTGAGATTATGTCGTATGAGCCATATAGGCCAAGGACTATAAAAAATAAGCAAAGAAAAGGCCAACCATACAATAGAGTAACTTTAAAAGATACAGGAGAATGGTACAATTCTTTAAGATTAGTTTATGATGTGGATGGCTTTTTTATTACTAGTACAGACGAGAAGAATACTTATTTAAAAAAGAAGTATGGACCTACTATTCTCAGATTAACAAATGAGAATTTAAGTATGATTCTCGATAAATATATTCGCCCAAATTTAAAAGTCAAACTAGAAAAATACTTGAAGAATGGAAGATAGAGTTATTAAAATTCCTATAAAGAAAAATCCTGTTCTTCTTGATAAGATTATACAGGACATTCAAACAAAGTTAAAAGAGAAATTAACTTGGCTAGATTATGCATTTGGCAGAGCATATAAGTTAGTGCAACATCAAGATAATGGTGGAAAGTTTATTTATCCAGCTGCTTATATAGGAAACTCAGATTATATTTCTCTTTTGCCAGATGATAATTATGGTAACTTTTGCTGGTTTGATATTTATGACTCGCAAAAAGTTATAAATGTAGTACAATCAACCCCGCAATTTACTATTAGTGGAGCTATTATATTTTGGTTTAATCTTGATTCTATTTTTTCTGATAATGATGCGATGTATACAGAAGAAATAAAAGATGAAATTATTAGAGTTTTATCTACTCCTGGAATAGTTAAACAAACTGGAAAACTAGAAATAAATGAAATTTATGAAAGATTCGAGAATATTTATAGTGGCTATTCTATAGAGAAGATTTATAACAGCTATCAATATTCTGGCCAAGATATACAATCATTAGATAAAATGTTTTTTATGCACCCATATTCTGGGTTAAGATTTGAATTCACAATAACAACAAGAGAATTATGCCAACGATACATCAAATAATATTTGTAGCATTGTTTTCAGCTTTTATTATACTTGGAGCGATGAAAACAGAAATAAGATATAAAATTAGAGACTATTTTGATATTCTATCAAACAGAACTGAAAAGAAACAGTTCAAACTAGTATCTGATATGTTAGACTGTGACTATTGTTTAAGCTTTTGGCTATCATTAAGTATTGCTATAATATCTTTTATGTTAACGAAAGATAGCTCATGGCTTTTAACTCCATTTTTAACAACACCTTTAATAAGATTTTTGTTATGAAAACAGTTAAAATAAATAATCACGAATTGAAACTTTATGATAGCATTGATGAGATGCCTATTGTAAATTTTCAAAAATACAATAAATATATTATTGTAGATTCTGGATTAGGAAGTGATATTGATTCAGTTGATGAGCATTTAGTAAATCTTGCTAAGCTAATTAAGTTAGATAAAGACAAAGCACAACAAGAGTTGCAAAATTTAAGACAAACAATGCATCTTATAGTATCTGGAATATCTCCTAACTATTTGGCATTTGCAGCTCTTATACATTCTATTGATGGAAAAGTTGTTGAAGATTTATCAGATGAAAATCTAAAAGCAATAATAGAAAAGCTTCAGAAAGCTAAGCATTCTATGATAGTAAGCATTCTTCTGTGGGTCAAAAAAAAAC